TTTCTTTAGGTTTAACATTAATACCGTATTTAGCCCATTGAAGAACAAAACCAAGATGTGCCCAAAGGTCATTAACAACTTCTTCCATAGCATATTGTTTGCCAAGTTCTTCGCTGTAATTCTTTGGGTCAACACAAGAAGAATGACGAACAGTATCGAAACCACTACGAGTATGAGCATTAACAACAGTAGTTTTTTCACCAACTGTCATTACTTCTACATCAGTAATAAAGTTTTCAACATCTTCTTTAAGAATCTTAGTACCATCGTTATTCTCTGAAAGAGGATAATAAGCAGCATCAGCTACATCTTTCGGTGTCCAACTTTTATATCCATCTGGATAAGTAACTTCATAACCCATATCATCAGGATGAGCATTACCTATTTTATAACCAGTTGATAGAGCCATACTAGCTCTCATTGGTTGAAGTTCAACCATTTTAATTCCAATTGCTTTCATAATTTAATCTTTTATAGCTTTAAAATTAAGAATAAAACTTTCACAACTACGACAGAACTTTTGTCGCTTATCATTAACATAGAGAAAGGCATCATACCAATCTCCGTTAAGAGGATTCTTACTTTTAATCTTAGTAATAAGAGTATAAATATTACCAGTTTTGATATGTTTGAATTTATACCCTTTATTTCTAAGTATTAAGGCTTGAACAAATGACTTTAATTCAATCTCTTCCATTATTTACCAGTATGTCCAAATCCACCTACACCACGTTCAGTAGAACCAAGCTCTTCAAGAGTTTCAACTTCATCCCAAGTAATCTTCTCACGACGACGAACAAGAAGTTGACAAATACGGTCACCTTCTTTATAAGGACATCCTTCTACTTTACGTAATTTATCAAATTGTAATCTCGCATTAACAATAAAACTATAAGCATCTGGATTTTCAGCACTTTTTATAATACTATCAAATGCTCTTCCAAAACCATTAATAGCCCTTATTAAACTACGAGCAGTACGATTCTTGAAAATAATAAGAAGTTCACCTCTATAACCCCAATCAAGAGTACCGGGACTATTAGGCATATAAACATCAGTTTTAGTATTGCTACTACGAGGACGAAGTTCCATTTCGTATTCATCAGGAAGAGCAAAATGTAATCCTGTATGAATAATAGTTTTATCTTTTTCTTCGTCATATTCTATACTCTTAGCATAGACATCACAACAAGCATCACCTTCTTTACCATAAGTAGGTAATGGAACAGATTTATCTTCACGCCAAACTTTAACAGATACATTATCGATATCTTGTTCTAGTTTAGCATATAGTTCATCTTGTGTTAATAAACCAGAGTCAAACTCAATAATAGCATTAGCTATTGCTTTACTTAATTTACTCATTTTCTAAAAAGTCTAATAATTTATTTTCTTATTCTTTGTTTCCATAAAGTTTATCTATTATTTGTTTAGTAGATTTACCAACAGAAACATCTCTATGATTACTATTTTTAAACTCATGATAAGGACAATCGGTAGGACTACTAGGTCTTTTCCAAGCAGAATCAAAATAATCACTATATTCGTTTATACATTTATAAACTCGATAGTAATAATAGTTTCTTCTATCTTTCTTTACTAAATAAGCACAGTTACCACAAGTCCTTACTTTATTCTTCTTTTTCATATAGATATTTTAATAAATGAACAAACCTGATTATAAATATTACAAATAGAACATGACCTAATATTGGAACAAAGAATAAAGCACAGTTAAGAGTAACTGTGCTTATTACTTCATCGTCTAACCTTTCATTAGTAATCTTTAGTGCTATCCCAGTTATTATAATCTGAATAAAACATTCTATAACAGGGACATCTAATAAGATTGTTTTTAATACGGTTTCTAACTCCATTCTTTACCACAGTTAATACACTTAAAAGCAATTGGGTCACTTTCTTCTTCACGTGGAACTTCTTCTAGTTTAGCACCACAATTAGGACAACGTGGAACAGTAAATAACCCAATTAGTTTCTTAATAAAATTCTTTATTCCCATACACCAGCCAATGCGTAATTAAGAGCTTTAAGACTAGTATTATAGTCGCCCTCAAATACAGTGTTCTTTAAACGAAGCTCTTCTGTCTTATAGTCTTTAACATTAGAGAAGTAGCCAGTAACAGCATTATAAGCACCATAAGCTGTACCTGCTATTTGTCTTTGTCCAACACCTTCTTGATAATACTCGAAAGTATCACAAAGAGTATTTAGTTTCTGCATAGATATTTCAGCAGCTTCAAAAGCAGAATTGTTTCTTTGGAATAAACCATTATATAAGTTTAATTCATCTACTCTTTCAAATTCTTCCCCCGTAAGGAAAGTTGCCGACAGATACTTCTTTACTTCTTTATCCGATATTTTGGTCTTAAACAACACTTTGTACATATCTTCTTCTTCCTCTATCTTACGTTCAGTAAGACCGAGTATTTCAGGAACAGTAAGTATCTTAGTATTGACACCTCTATTATGTCTAAAAGATATATAGCTTTCAGCAGATATTTTAGCAGAATGAAGAGCGTTCATACAAATAACTCTTACAGGAGTAATTATCATTTGTACAGCACTACCACCATCATGGCTATTAGTAAAGACAAAATAATGTTGAATAGTATCATTAACACCACCAATATTAATATCCTTATCAAAACTAGCTGACATGAATATCTTTTGTCCATAACCAAAGTAACCTGCTCTATCAAGTTTAACTCTACCACCAAGAGCATCATCAAAGAATCCGAAAGCCATTTGATTCTGTACTACTTCATAACGAGACTTTACTTTCCCAAGAGGAATGTTAGAATCCGTACGATAAGTTGCAAACTCACCTGGAACATCAGCAAATTCAAACCCGTTAACTACATTAGGAAATATAGAACCGTCACGACTAGCACCATTATCGTGTGCTGGCATTTTAGCAGATAGCTGACATTTAGCAACTGTATAATCGAGTTTAGCTTTTACAATAGCTTCTTCTGTTGTCTTACAATCGCTAATGTCTACACCTATTTTACCTCTCCAAGCAATTCCTTTTGCTTTGAACTTATTTCTATAAGCAGAATCTCTAAAGTTAAACTCCATAATTATATGTATTTACTGATTTCTATCATAGCTTGTTCACGAGTACATCCAAAGGCATTCATAATTCTTTGAATAAGTTCTTCTACCCAATCTTCTACTCCAAACATATTACTTAATTATTAATGACGTATTACTTTCTTGTTTAGCAATAGTAAGGTCAGCATCCATACTCAAATTAGCTGCAATAATAGACTTACTAGTACAAGACTTAAATTCTACCTTATGAGGATTTTGTCCAATCCATTGAGCAAGATTAAAGTTAGTAACATTTGCAAGTTCTGATAGACGAATATGAATTGATATTTCAGTATCAATAGAAAATACATCATCAACAGTAACATCTACAAATGAAGATTGTTTAGATTCCTGCTCTTCTATGAGGGAACTTTCAGCTTTCATGTGAGCACTGATAATACGAGATAGATACTCAATACTAAGGCTTTCCTTAATTTCAGTACTTGCAAGATATTCAGTAACTATATCCATAAAATGTTTGATAATGTCAGCAATACGAACATCGTCTAACTTAGTAACAGTAGTATTACGAGAATAGACTTTATAAGTACTACCTTCAATTACTTTGTTACCGGACTTGCCCGTAGAACCAAACATTATAACAGCTTCAAGAACTGCTTCTTTAAGACGTTCAAGAGTATTATTTCTTGTTTTCTTAATTTGGTTAACACGAGCAACTTCGTCACTACATTCTTTAACGTCACATTGATAACGTTTAATTACTTGAAGATAATCTCTAATCTTATCTTTAAGATTATCTTCTGTAATACCTAGTTTAGCAACAATTTCTTCTGTTGCTTCACCTTCTTCGAGTTGCAAGATAATATCCTGCAACTCTGCTTTAATACTAAATAGACTACTTCCCATTATGTTTTGGTTTAAAAAACGGTTTATTTTCAGTACTATAACAATAGAAACTATTAGGACATCTCATACTTCCATACTTTTCACAGTTAGAACATGAACGAGTAACTTCTTTATTCTGTTCTTTAATAGCTTTCATAATAAGCTCACGAGAATCCCAAAGACTTTCAGAACCAACACTTAGATAATAATGTTCAAGCACTTCTTCATTAGACATCTTTTGAAAATCTACAATATGAGGAGTAGCTTTAATAACATCATCGAACTTATTGGTAACATCGTTCAACAGATTATATAGTTTACTACGAATAACTACATTATCTGTATTATTCTGTCTTATTCTAGCAATAAGAGCAGGAATTATCTCACTATTATGTATTATCTAATGATTTAATATATTTAATAGCTTCATCACGAGAATCACACAGCTTATCTAATTCGATATTGCGTTTCCAACCATCTCCTTCATTAGTAATAACAGTAACACCATACTTACCTTTGAAGGTTATACCATTAACTTCTCTATTATATAGACCATGCTGATTATCTTTTTCAGAACAACTTAGCTCTATAATATGATTGCCAATAGTATGATAACTATCAACAATAGGAGTAAAGAAATTACTTCCTTTGACTACACTTTGAAATATTTCAGCTCTTTCCATATTACTTAGCTAATAATTCATCAAGATAAGCATCTAGATTCTCGATAATCATATCTAATAATTCTAATTGCTTTTTTCCATATCATTAGATTAAAATGACCGAGAAAGTTATCAGTTCTACGAGTATAAGAAGCGTTACAATCTTCATAATTACTTTTAGCTTCTATACGAGTATTCTTTAAATCTTTTATAAGACTAGTAAGAATGAATACTTGTCTTTTCTTATCCTTCTTACTTATTTCAGATATTATATCAGAAATGCTGCTATTAATATTAAGCTCCATATTTACTTCCGGTTTGATTACGACACCATTCAAGATTAGACCAATGATTATTAGCACTATTACCGTCTTTATATCTAACATATTTATATACGTTAGGTTTAGGATTAGTAACAAATGCTTTAGCAACGAGAGTAGCTATAAATAGCTTAGAGCTATTACCATTGTGAAACAATGTAACATGAGGTCTTTCACAACCTTTACCACGATACCATTTAAGATAACGTTTACGATTATCAGACCAAACTCTTCCGTCTTCTCCTACACAATAGTTAGGGAATCCTGAAATAGTAACGAATCTGACTGTTGTTTTACTTTCTTCCATACTTTCTATTTAAATAATATGCACGACGTTTAGCTTCTTTAAAGGAATAAATCTTCCTATGCTTAATAATATGATTAAACAAGTCAATAGGAGCATAAACATCAGGAGTTCTTTTAATCTTACCGTTAAGATAATCATCAATCTTCTTATGTAATTCTTCATAGGTTATTACTATATGAATAATTCTAAGACCATGACAATAAGCGTTATTATCGTTAGGTTGTCTAACAACAACATATCTACCTTTATCTTCTCCTTCTTTCATTATCGGTTTTACAAATATAATCAATCTTACTAATAGACCAAAGAAAATCTTACTGTTTTTAAACATACGAAATTAGTGATTCTAAAGCTCGCTGTTGAACGTAAGGCAAAAATAATATAGTTGTTCAGGTAAGTATGGTAAATCGCATAGAGACGAAATATCGGGTATTCTCGTTGATTTCCCCCATAAAGAAGTGTCGTTACTGTATACTTCCGACAGTCCTCTTTGAGTATAAGCTAACGATTTATCTCACAATCAGAGTATACAATAGAAACACTAGCTTTACAAGGGAACAACAAAAACCCTACTGCCAATCTCTCGACTAACAATAGGGCAAGGCATCAAACCATTACTTACTTTAACAACTTATATACTACAAGGGTATCATCCTCTTCTTCTTTTTCTAACTTAACGTTAGTATCAGATGTAACACGAAGGCTTCGTATTATATCAGAAGCATTAACAAAATAATAACCATAATCTGAAACAGATACATTTCGGCATTGACCTTGAATATCTTCTGTAAGAAAACCTAGATATATTGATTCTTGTCCTTCGACTGGATCGAACTTAACCATTAATAACATCTTTAGTTTATCTTTCAGATATATGTCTTTTATTATCAGTTTCTTCTTCTTATAGTCTATATAAGATTTATTATAATTAACTTTCTTCTTCGATATTATTTGGTAATCCAGTAGGCTCATTATTAAGTATTTTTAAAACATTCCCATGACTTGGAACATTCTTCACTCCTGACCTACATCTATATTCAACAAATGCTGTCTTACCAATAAGTTTATCTTTGTTAAGAAGATAACTTTCACGAGTAGAAGCATCACCAATAGGCATACATTCAAAGGTTTCATTATTGATGTCATTACTAAGAACGAACTTACTAAACTTAGGTCGTTTAGCTCCTTCGGGAATAACATCAATAATCTTAAAGTTACCGTCTAATATTGGTTTACTTTTATACATAGTAGAATTACGTTTGCCAAATTGATATGTAGCATAAGGATTACGAAGAATAGCCCCTTCGAACTTAGCTTCAACAAAGATGTCTCGATATTTAATAATATCTTCGTCTCCATTAAGATTATCATAAGTATGAATAAGTACGAAATGTTTCTTATTATTCATGTGATAATCAAGAATAGCTTTAGCATTAACGTAATTAGGCATCTTAAACTTGCCAAACTCTGACTTCAATAATGATATACGACTAGTTTGAATCATATCATCGATAGCTAAGTCGTAACACCAAAATTGAAGAAAGCGATTATATGGACTTTTAAGATTCTCGGCAGCACTTAGAATATCATTTAGTTCAAGACCAGGAATATATAATTCTCCGTCTAATACTAAATTATCTTCCAACATACGATTGAACTGTCTGTCTGTAAGTACTTCATTCAGCATTATATTCTCTAATACCGGACACTTATATTCAAGTCCTTTACGACTACGAAATACAAGTCTTTTAATTTTAAAGAATCCTTCACCACGCATAACAGCAGATATATTACAACGAACACCATTAATCTTCATTTGAGCTAATAGTCCTTGTTCGTTATTGTATTCATATATCTTAGCTAACATAGGAAGAACAAAACCTTCGTTATTAGTATTGTACTTAGGAAGATAACAATTAAGATAATTAATTAAATCATCTTCATTTGTTATTTCAGCAGGAGTATTATCATATAATTCTCCTAATTCAGTACCACCTTCTCTACGTTTAGCAGCAACAATAGTTTTCCATTCTTTCTCAACACCTCTAGGTGGAACATATTCAGATGTAGTACCTATCTTACCGACAATACCATACTTTAGAATTATCTTATGACCTAGTATTTCTGCTGACCAAAAGATAGGTTTACCTTGTGCATTACGCTTATAAAGAGTAATACTTTTCGATTCACTCATACTTCTTCAATTTTATATTTATTAGGTTGTTCACGCATAAGACCAATAGCAACTTCTCTATCTATTATCATAGATTTATTAGTATCTATAACAATAATCCTGACTTTAGGATTAGGAGAGGGAGATGTAACAGATTTCAGTTCCTTTATGGGGGAAGATTTGGTAATCCGTTTACTAGTCTTATTAGTTCCCTTTTTCTTTTCGTAAACAATAGGAGGATTAACTTCTTCATATTTAAGATTAGCTTCATGAATCTTTTCAAGAGATTCTTTATCATAACCTAAATATATAAGAGCTGCCATTATCCATCTATATCTGAAATGAATAGTTTGAATATAAGGATAATTAGGTAAATCTAATTCGTGAAGATAACTAGAAATAGTATCACTAGTACCGTTAACTTTAAGATTGTGTTGAATCATTCTTATATCAAAAGCATCTAACTGATAACTAAACGGATTTACGTTGTTTAACTTCATTTGCTGTAAGTCTTACAATTATGTACTTTTTAGGTTTACCTATTCTCGCATGATAGAACTTGAAACACTTTAGATAATCAGTACTTTCAGTCCACTGTATAAAGTTTCCTTTAGATACAGATGTATTAGCTTCATAATTAAACTCTCTTGGAATCTTATGACTACTATACATATCTTTATCTAAGTAATTCTTAATGATAGCTAAGTGTTCAGGATTATCAAACTCAAAGTTACCATAAATCTTTATCTTAGAAAAGTCAATTGGTGTACCATCAGAAAGAGAGATACGAATTAAAGTATTAGGATTATCAACCATTTGTTGCTTAATATGATTAAGATACTTCTCTTCTTCATCTGTTAAAGGATACATAAAATAATAGCTATAAACATTTTCGCTATTACCGAAACTGTTTATAGCTATTCTCTTTAATGGAGCAAATGAATTAAAATCAATTACTCTACGTTCTTCTTGTGCCTTTGGAAGTGGCACATATTCTTCTTCTCTACTCATATTCAAATAATGATTCAGTTTGTTCTATAAACGAATTAATAGTTTCTCTTGAATACATACTAACTAACTCCGAGAAATCTTTAGCACCATAACTTCTTGGAATAACAATAGGTATAATACCATATTCTTTTCGTAATCTACGAGCACCACGTACTCCTGTCAGGTCACAATCGAAAAAAGAAATAAGTATTCCATTATCATTTAGCTTAGATTGAAGCCAGTTATATTCGTAATCTTTGAGAACATAGCTCTCCGAAGTAACATTAATTACTCCTATTTGAGACTCTGACAAATTCCCCCGTAAAGGATAGGAATGTAACCAGTAACTTAATGCTAGATTGTCCTTATATGATTTAGTAATAATAATTATATCATACTTAGGTTTATCAAGATTAAGTATTCCAACAAGACCATTATGATTAGTTATAAACTTGATTTCTCCCTTACTTCTATCTCGAAGAGGAAAATAACATTCGATATTATAAATACCGTTACTATCAAGTCCGGTAACATAAGCATAACAAGGGTCTGATTCCTTATATGTATATTTAGGACTAGGTTGACAATACCTATTAATATACATTTGGTCAACAGGATAGACAAAATGAGTATTAAGCCAATGTAGACTAACTCCCCATTGTCCCCAAATATTCTTATCGTTATTAGTCCAAGTTCTAGTAGCTATTTCAATAATTGGTTTACTAGCTTTGATTTTAGATATTACTTGTTTAAGTAAGATTTCATTTTCTTCATCTACTTCTCCATCATATATTATCTTACGGAAAGTATAAGCTATATGCTTTAATATATAATAGAAATCTGCCTTATTAGCAACATTTATATGACGACCAGTTTTAAAACTTAGTACATAAGCTACTAGGTCGAAACAATCACCAAAGAAAGAACCATTAAAATCACGAGCTTTTAGCTTATGTTTATTATTGAAAGCAAAACCAAATGTTGGATGATTATCAACACGTAAAGGAGAGCAAATAAGTTCATTATTTTCTACACAATTATTAACTACGGATATAGATATACCCATATATTTAGCCATAATCATTTCTTGACTAACCTTAGATAATATAAACTCTTTTGTTAAGTCTTGTCTTATTCCTCTACGCATAGTATAACTAGATAAAATAAGCCTAGCTTTTACACTAGGCTTATAACATTATTAACGAAATATATTTGGATTACTTAGAATGGAAGTCCACCATTATCTTCTGTTTCAGGAGCAAAAGCAGAACTTTCAGTAGAAACAAATCCACCTGCTACACCACCTGCTACACCACCTGCAAAACCACCCATAGGCATAGATGGATTAACAATTCCTGCACCCATAGGAATACCACCAATACCAGCAGCAGTTCCAAGATTAGGAGCTTTTCTTTGTTTAGACTGTACACCTTCCATTGGAGCAATACGTTCTTTAGTAATGTCGAACATTAGACTTGGTTCTTTGAAATGGTTAGCATCAAGCATAAACTGTTCTTCAAAGATTCCTTGACCTACAATATTTGGGAATACCAAATCGCCTTCTTCTGAACCTTGACCGGAGAAAGCCCAATCACCTTTGTTCTTATAATAACGATTAAGTCTGAACCAGAATTGTCTAGGTTTACCTGTCTTATCGAGTAATGCAGATTTACCATTTTCTCCACCTGTTTCAACAAGTTTAACTACATTGTCAAACAGAACTCCCCAAGCCTTGATAACATCTTCTACTTCAACTGGTTCATACTGACCATTATCGTCATAATCAACATAACCAAGTTCAAGCATTTCAGATTCTTCATCAGTCATTTCACGACCTTTGAATACAACCACATCAAGGAAGTGTTTTATCCAAGCAAAGTCCATATTAATAAACTTCTCTTTAGCACCGCCAGGAATATAGTCAACATTACTTTCATAGGGCCAAAATGTCTTACTAGCAACACGAACATCAGCAGGATTAGTATGAAGAGAAGTAGCTTCAATAACAAGCTGTGGAATAGCTTTTCCTGCAAATGCTGGACGCATATTGTTATCTTCCTTCATAGTTACCCAAGCAACACGAGCATGAAGATGTCCAACAAATAACCAAAGGTTATTAATAGCATCTTTATGAGAGAACTTCTTACGAGCAGTAGTTCTTGTCTCATTACTAATACCTCTACGACGCTTCTTAGTTGCAGTAGTTGCAGCATTATTAGCTGATTGATTAACTACTGGTTCTTCTACTTTAGCACTTTCTTCTTTTTGAGTACTCATAAAATTTGTTTTTATAAAGATTAATACTAACAACAACAAGTTGTACAGGCTTGTTGTTTATTGCAAAGTTTCCAAATATAATAATTTTTTAAATCATAGCCAAATAAAAAAGAGCTAAATTCAATTAAGAATTTAGCTCTTTATAATCTAGCTTTTATCTAACCGGAAGAAGTTCTTATTTAGAAGATTGACGAGCAATCGGTTCTTCATCGGCTTTGAAAGAAATCTTATAAGCGTTAACTTCAACAGTTTCTTTTTCATCACCAATAACTTTACCAGTTTCAACAGCAACTACGAACGGTTCGTTCAAGTTAACTTCAAATACACGGTTAAACTTCTCTGCTTCGTCACCGAGATTTTCTTTCAATTCCGACCACATTGAAGAATCGGAGAAAGTCAACGGCAAACCAAGACCAGTAAGATTGGAAGAAGTAGAAGTACGAGCACCGGAATAAGCACGAGTAGTAGGATTGTAGTCATCAATAGTAACTTCTTCTACTGACTTACCAACTTCTTCTGCGATTCTTTCTTTGTTAAGTTCAAATGCAGCCGCTTTCTGTTCAGCAGTCATACGAACACCTGCAAGTTTGATTTCTCCGTTCTTCTCGAACAAAGGTACACCTTTACAGATACCATATTCACCAAAGTTCTGAATAAGAGCAGCACGAGCAGCTTCTGTACCAAACTCAACATTGTTTTCTTCGCACCATACCATTACTTCGGCATCACGTTCAGCAATAGCTGCATCAATGTCAGCAATATTACTAACAAACTGTACGTTATCACCAGGAATAAGACCCATGATACGAGTTACTGCACCTGTCAAGCTAAACTTAGCTTTAGTACTGTTAGCAGTCAATGTAGGTTCGTTACTAGCTTGCATTACTCTCTTACCGCTTTGTACGGCTGACATTCCAAATTGAAGTCCCATAGTTGTAAAAATTTAAATGATTAATAATTATTAATACTAGGCTTAAAGCCTATTGGTATCTTAGTTTTTGTCTTATTTCGTATCTATTGATTAGTAACAGTTAGACTTCTATTACTATCAAATCTCTACAATATCAGCATCACTGATATTCATATTGTTTACTATCTTAGCTTCTGTTGTTTCCATACAACCAAGTATAACATCAGCAGCTATATCACGAGCAGCTAGTGTAAACGCTCTATGTCCAATAAGAGTTCTCATATATTTAGTATATGTATCTTTACTAGCAAGTCCAGCAGTTACAGCATCACTATAACTAAAATGTCCTATACTAGTAATAACTCTGTTATCTACTACACGAGTAAGTTTATATTCAGTAATATAATCACAAGGAACATTAGGTATTCGGAAGATTGGAACTAATCCCTTAGCTGCAATATCTTTAGCTTGTTGTTGATTAGCTGCAACCCCGAACTTATTATTTAGCTGATATTCCTTATATATAGTACCATTATAATCTTGATAATTTCTAACTGGATAAATACCAATTTCGTCATTATCAGAACTAGCATTAAATTCATCAGCTTCTTTCTTGCTTTTGAATCTCCTACAATACTCTGGTATCTTACTATCAATATAAACATTATTACCGTCTGTATATTCATACAGAGCTATATAATCTTTAGTGCATTCCCATGTTATAGCTGCCTTCAATAATAACGCTTTAATTAAGTGAACATCTAATGTAGTTTTACCATTAATAACTCCTAGATGTTCAATACAACTAGTAAATGGTAAACCTAGTTCTTTAGCACGACTATATATTGCAAGACCATCTTGAATAGTCTTAATACCGCACTTATCACTAGACATTACTGATTTCAGATACAACTCTAACTTACTCCTATCATCGGGATTGTAAATGTCTAGGGTATTCAGAGCAGAAGCCATAACCATACTATTATTAGTAGGTTTTGCTTTTGGTTCTGTCTTAGTTAGAGTTTTTTCATTCTCTGTCTTTACTTCTTCCATTATTTCAAAGGTCGCTTATTGATTACTCTACAAAGATACTAATTTCTTTTATAACTCCAAAGATTAGCATCTGTTATTCTCCTATTATGAAATCATTTTCATTATCTTTAACTATTTCATAGTCTTTTCCTCCTTTCGTTTCTGCTAGCTTCTTTTCTTCATTCGTACCTTTACAGTATACCTTATATATTATATTAGGTACGGAACTAAAAGATAGATTAGGTATTCGATATTTTAAGTCTCGTATTGAGCTGCAAAGAGGTGAAGTGAAAATCACTATATCTACAACTCCTATAAAGCTCGTATCAATAGAATTATTTGCCGACAATACTTTCATATAGTCGTCATTAAATAGCTCCAAATTTCGCGTTCTCTGCGCTCTTGCTTGCATGATTACTGGCTGTCCTATTTTAGCTCCCGTCTTATATACTTTCGGTTTACCTTTCTTATCATAAGCCTGTATTCCTTCCATATCATTATGATAGTTTCCGCAATAGTCATATTGTAAAATACTCATTCCAGTTTGGAATATCTCACCATTAGTCATAATAGATTTACCTTCATATTTTATATTAGCATTTAGGTACTCTGTTATCTTTCCGGCAAACACTCCATTCTTTGAAATAATAAGTATTCTTTTGCCTATATTTTCCTTAACTATATCAAGTATTACATCTAACTTAACAATATTATCAGTAACTACCTTAGTACGTTCTCTAATAATATTATAAGTTTGAGTAACTCTCTCAACTAAAGCACTAGGATTATACAGTTCATCAATTTTGCGACACATTGCATCAGTCATATCCATTTTAGCAGACCAACCATTACTTTCTGCTACTTGTAATCTACAAGTTTCAGCAGCAATATTAAGTCTAGTATTACCAACACGACATTCCTCTAACTTTTCAAAAGTACCAAATATAGTAACACTTTCATTAATATATTGGCTACATTTATCATAATAGATTCTATCAGCATCAGTTAGAATAACACCCTTTTGATACTCCTTTATGGGGGAATGAATAGAACGATTAATTAAGTGAGCATAATTAATTTCATATACTTTAGGAGCATACTTATACATAAGTATAGCATTGTCAGCAACACTATCAATAGAATTAGTAGCAAGTAGTTTAAACTTAAAATAGTTACCACTATATTTCTCTGCAATCTTTCTGAACTTCTTTACATTAATAGTAATAAGTACATCTTTATGACTACTAGGACTAGGTTTATATGGAGAACATTCTACATATTCACGAGTAAGTATAAGACATTTCTTATCAGTTATTAATTGTTTATGAATCTCTTTAAATTCAGAAGTATTATCAAGATAATAATTAATGTTAGCTCTATCTTCCATAGTCTCTGTTATAATAAGAGATGTTAAGTCAGGAGTTTTAGCTATCATTTTATCTAATACCATTGTAACGAAGTTCATTACACTTAATGGTTCGGATAGAATAACACTACCCACACCTTTATTAGCAGACCATTTATTAGCAGCTTCATTATAAATATCGGTTACATCGTTCATAATACAAGTTGTTCTGTATAATATTTAGGATTAGCAAGAACATAACTACGATTAAGAGGACTATGTAGAAGAATAATATCACTACTTACAAAATCATTCCAACCACAATCTTCAATAAGAGATAAGATTAAACATTCTAATACTATATTATAGCCTACTACCATTCCTTTAAAACTACCATAGTTAACTTCCCTTCCTAGATTATTTATACATATCTTTTCTATATCTATATTCAAGTGAGTTTTAGTTCTTCTTTATAAGCATTAGGATGAATATAAGCATAACTAAAGTTACCGTCTTCATTTAGTATAATAATGTTACTATCGTTTCCAATCAATTCGTAATTAGTAACAGGACTAAGAGAAACAATAAGATAATTAATTGCTATATTATAACCTATAACTTTAGCTTTGAAACCTTTATAATCAACTATTCTTCCTAAGTTGTTTTTGCATATCTTTTCTATATCCATTTTATCAATCAAATAAAGTATTTCTCATTCCATAGTACTTCTTAACTAAACGTTTACCTTTACCTTTATTATTACAACTTCGTTCTATTGGCTCTATAATAGCCATAGCTTCATTATAATAATATAAATAATTAACATTTAATTCAGATATATCAGTATCATCAACAGTATTACATATAGAAACACGTTGACCTGCACATAGAGAACTTTTCTTAACTTGTTCTTCATTATGTTCGTTCCAGCCCATACTCTCGACTTTCATCAATGTTCCCCCCGTAGAGGAGATGTAAAACCTTGTATTCCTCTGCACTACATCCGTTCTTATCTTTCCGTCTACGACATGAGTAAACTCTAGTCTATACTTATGATTAACATTTTGAGTACGACAGAAATCAAGAATAGATTTAGCATTTCTAAGAGTTTCCATTACAGGAGTTCCATTAATAAAGTATTCAGTAACACATTTAGCTACAATAGGAGAATTATATCCTTTAGATAAATCCTCTAAGAACATCTTAGGATTCATTCTACCTTTGAACTTTCTACCATTATTTGGTTTAACAGTAAGATAACTATTTACTCCTTCCGTAACATACTTAATATAAGGAGTAAATTCGCCAGTTAAACCAACTACTTTTTCCCATTCATGACAAAGATTACAATATAATTCGAACTTATCTTTAGGTATTATTGAAACAATACCGTCAGTATTAGCACTTATTATATGAATACCTGCAAGTTCAAGTTTCTCTATTAACATCAATAAAAACAACTGACCATTAATAGTAACTTGATACATTGCTTTTTTATCACATAAGAACGATTGTTCACTTCCCATTTTACCAAATATACCAGCATTTGCTACAATCTTTAAACAAGCAGCAGCAGTAGCATGTTTATCTCTTTCCATAATATCAAGAGATTTATCTTTAGCTAAATGTTTATGTTCTAATCGTTCATCAACAATAGTATCGGCTATACGAAACCATGCTTTAGGAAGTAGATGTTTCTGACATACTTTAAGACTTCTAATAATATTAGGATACATTGAATTAATATCGAAATCACAAATATATATATCAGAAGTACTAACTCCAACAGCACCATTACTATCGTAAGGATTACCAACAGTAATATCAGTAGCACCTGAATAATCAGCAGAACTATGGTAAATGTTCGGAATCTCGTTTGAGTGTAAACCGCCTGTTGCGATAGTGTATGACGTGCCCATAAAGGTAAATTCTCGGTCAAATTCGCCCTTTTCTCCCTTTAAGGTAAGGGAACGTATGCCTGACAAAATATCGTTCAATTCAGGGGTCGAAAATGCGATTTTATCTGACAAGATTTCGGAAACCAAGATTTTCCTACGTATTGTCTTAGTATCAATAAAGGCTTTAGGATGTAGACCAGTAAACTTACTATATAGTTTAACAATAACTTTATCAGCTATTGTACTTCTACTAGCAGAATACACATCTACTTTATATTCCTCACTAATACGATACCTTAGAAGAACTTCTTCCTGATTCATCCTGATTAACTCGGCAACAATATATACATCATTGTCGTTATAATCAGCCATTTCATTAAGATATTCTTTAGGAATAAATCGCTCAAATACATTACGATAATGAATGTTAAGTTCTCTATCAGTCATTCCCTTTGCTTCGGGTAATCTCTCGTGATAATAATGTCTATCTAAATCACCAATAGGTGGCATAGTATACTCTTTTAGATTATACCATTTAATATTAATAGAAGTCTGTTTAAGACTCTTATGATAATGGTCTAACCTAAATATTTGGAATAAATCTAAATCTCTAAACGCAACGTTATTGCGAAGTATAAGAGAAGTGAAGTTATCAGTCCAAAGAGTATCATTATTAGAACTACGAATAACTCTCTGTGATGTTTCATATAAGAATGTTATTAACTTACTAGGCTTATCAAATTGATTATAATACATAAGCAATGCACTTAACATTAAGCGGTCGTACTTCCGATTATTATATCCGAAATAGTCTGCTTTCTGTTGTAACCAATATAATAAACTGAATAAATCAGTATCATCATCTTCATATAAAACAAAACGTTTCTTAGGTATTGTTTCTAAACGTTGTTTTATCTCTGCAATAGTAAGTTTATCAACAAGAGGAATAGCTTTTCCATCATTATCGACACAATCACTAAATATTTTGAGATAACTACGTAAATCAACAAATACTACCGAGAAGTAATTTCTAGTTACTTCGACATCATAACACATAGAGTTCATACTTATACTTTATTTATTGTCCATAACACAAATATAAACGATTTTTACATCTACTACAAGCTGTATATAATCTACGAAGGGTTTCATCTATATTTCCCCAAGGATTACCAGTTCTAGTATCAAATACAATATCATTTATATCTACATACACATCAGCATAAGTACTTCCTTGTGCTTTATTTGCAGTAAGAGCAAAACCATAATCTAAATCACGACTGAATTTTATCTTATTAGTAGCTTTATCTAATAGATTAACTAATAATAAGTTTCTTTCCCTAAATTCATAGTATTCTTTCCAACGTTTAGTTCTATTATATTTATCAGCATTAATAGCATTATAAATATAAGATTCACCTAACTTATAATAAAGCATAGCATTATTAAAATCAGAATGGTCTACTACAAATAAAGGCTTAGTTCTATTACCACCATTAACTCGTATGAAGGTTACATTAAATCCATGAATATTATCTCTATTAGTAAAGTTCTTAATATCATGTATTATATAATCTTCGGAATTAATAATAATAGGTTCTTTAAAATCATCAATAAAAGTATTATAAGACATTACTAAATCATTCTTAGTTAGAATTGCTTTACCACTATCTTCAATAATATTCTTACGAATGAATTTATTCCAGTCAGACACAGATTTATTAGTATAAGTAACAAGACGACAAGTATCAACATCTCTAGTAAATTCTTCATTATAAAATCCGTCTATTACAAGAGATTGAAACTCAAACAAACCACAAGTATAATAACCCTTAGTTTGAGTAGAATCAAAAGCATACCGATTTCTATTGATAAACTCTAGGAACTTCCAAGTTCTATTATCAATATCCTTTCTTAATATTCTTAATAATTCACTAACAGGATTACTTTCTTCTTGTCTTACAATCTGCCTAAGAGTATAAAACTTAATATTATCGAAACAACGTGAGCGAGTTTCTTTAACTGGCTGGAGCTGGTGCGCATCACCCATGTAAATCAACATGCACTTAAACTGTTCACATTCTCTTTCTATCAGAGTTTTAAGATTAATACCAATCATAGATGCTTCATCAACAATATATAATTTATATTGTTTAATCTTCTTTTCAGCTAAAGGGTCAAAAGGAGGATTATTAACATCAAAATCAGTAACATCTGTATTAAGTCTTAAACCTAAGTCACTAGCAACAGTAGATGTAGCATATCCAGTAGACAAACGAAGAACACGAGCAGCTTTATGAGTAGGAGCAGCAAGTCCAATAACAGATTTAGCTAAACCACATCTCTTTATTACTTCACGTATCATATATGTTTTTCCAGTACCCGCAGAACCAATAAGAGCACGTTTATAATCGCCTTCAACATAACCTTTTTCTATAAAGGCTACAAGATTCTCATAAGCAATCTTTTGGTCACGAGTAAAACTATTCAAGACACTATCATCTTTTTTAGCATCATCAAACTTTTCAAAATTCATTGCATTTCAATAAAAATTTATCAATATTATCACGACATTTAAGAATATAACCTTTAACTGGTAATCCTATCTTAAATGGAATATAACAACTAGGCATAGTACAATAAGCATCAGTACATCTAACAATCTTAGTAGGTCTACCATGACTATTCAATGCACGAGTATATATTGTCTTAAAGCCTTTACATGAGTATGAACGTTCAGATAATGTAATAAGTTCATCAGTACCTTTAGGTTTGAACTTATATTCATTATTATGTAGAACGATAGTACCTATAACAATTTGCATTATTACTTTCTCACGAGGAATCTTCTTTTCCTCATTTATAGCAGATAGTTTAAAACTTAGTCCCATGATATTAGAAAATAGATTCATTAGGTTCTACACAAATACCAGTATTCTTACGAAACATTATTTTATATCTATCTGTATCTACATGTACTGGTAATGGAATAATTTCACAACATCTATCGCTATGAACATCTATAATAATACAATGATAAACATTACAATCTTTATCGTGAGATATAACAGCTTTAAGTCCTTCAAAATATACTTCTAATATGCCATCAGGATTAATATATTGTTTTAAGTTTATAACCATATTAATTAGCTTTAGTTTTATATATTTCGTATAACTTATTAAATTCATCAGAGGGCATACATACAATAGGAACATTAGTATGCATTTGGTCTTTAGGAACAATACAATTTCTAGCAGTAACTATTCTATCGTCTTCAACAAACATAGTTTCAAGAACTAAACAATTACCACCGTCTAGTATTTCCTTACACTTAGGACAGACATATATTTCGTCTGTACCAAATACAATAAGCTCATCACCACAAACTAGACATTTACCAGTTGTGACAATGAGCTTACCATTATTTTGTTTAAACTCATTTAGCTTTGGCATAACTAAAAATACGTCTCCTTTCTTCCATTCTAACGAGTTTAACACTTTCAAATACATTAAGAGTAAAAACTACTAACTTATAGCTTTTCTCTTGTCTTCCAAGTTTTACTTTCTTTTTAATCATTGCGTTTAGTATTTAATTATTATTTAATAGGAGCATCTGACCGCTCCGCTTCGCTCCGCTTTCTTCCCCCGTAAAGGGACAGTGCTTCTCTTACTTTCTTCCCCCGTAAAGGAACAGTGCTTCTCTTACTTTCTTCTTTATTTCATTTAGAGTTTCACTATTAACAATAGCATTATTGTTTCTTACTTCATCACTACACAAAGAATTACTATATAAAGTTTTACTATATAATTTTTTTACATTGCTTTCAGTATCATAAATGAATAAATAGAAACCAACATAAGTAGTAGATTTAGCTCTACCAAGATGAATATCAATAGATAGATATTCTTTACCTAATACTTTTACCTGCAACTTTTGCAGTTCTCTAACTAGTTTAATAAATTCTTTTTCTTCCATGTCGGTATATAGTTTTAATTAATAATCATAGAAAAAGGAGCAGACGCTTCTGCTCCAAGCTAAATAATTAATATTTATAAAAGTCCTAATTCTATCTCACGACAGTAATTTAATTAGGGGTAAAAATTAAATTAAGTTCTCTTCTATCTCACGACAGTAATTAATAAACTTGTAACAAACACAAATACTATGTATTTATAGCTGACATTTTACGAAGAGGATTTCCCTTACTTCAACCATTTGGTTAATGTTTCAACTTAGATTAGTCATCATCAGAGCTATCAGAATAAGTAATAGTACGATTCTCACGAACAGTACTATTCGATTGATAATTCCATAAAACCAATAACTATAATTCTCACGAACAATAGTTATTATATTACAATACGACAAAATTTTAGTTTAACTAAAACAGACAAACAAAATATTAATCTTTATATATCTTACGATAATCTACACAGTGGTACTTAGTATTGATTTTAAGAAATCCTTCAACTGTGCTAACGGCTTCATCAAGACTATTACCTTTATAAAGAGTCATTGTTTCACCATTGAAAGAATTTCTAAGTCTATTATTCTTATCAAGAATAACAAGGTTAGTACGAGTATAGAATGCGGAATAGGTATTAGTTTGTTTCTCGTGATACTTCTTACAAAGATTATCATAACCTTCCATTGTTTTATCACGAAGTTCTTCCATGTATTTGACATAATCAGTCATTATATCATCCCATTGTTCAATAGCTTTAATCTTATCTTCAATAGGATAATCAGCTTCAAGAATATCATTAAGAATATCATTTAATCCTTTGACATTAATAGATTCTATATCTTCTTTAATCTTATTATTACATTCTCCGGAAATAAAACTTCTACGATAATCTTCTTTAATTTTATCAATAGTTTCGGAATCAGAACACATAGCGGCAGCAATAATAGCTTTAATAATTTCTTTCATTATAATAAGTTTTATAAGTTAGACAATAAAAAACTCTACTAATATTACTCTAGTCTCACGACCTGAATAATCTTAATAGAGTGGAAACCGACATTTATTTAACCCTTTTGTCAGATATTAATTAAATAGAGTACGTATCGGCATTATACTAAACGTAAAATAATAACTGCAACAGCTCATAGAGCAACAAGAGAAGCAATAACAAAATCAACAGTATTATACTGTCTTTTAGCTTTAAGCTCTTCGTAATCTTTATTAGCTTTATCTAACTTAGATTCAAGATGCTCAACACTATCACTAAGAGCCTTATTATTATTAGCTTCTAATTGATTCTTTGCAGAATTTAATTTAGAAACAGTATTGCGAAGAGCTTTATCTTCATTACAAATATTCTCATACATGACCTTATAATGATTAAGACCAGCATCAGACTTTTCATTAGATTTACGTAGACGAATAACTTCTGTCTTTAATTCGTTAACTGTTGGACGTTTCTTACTAAGAACATCGACTTCTTTCTTTTTCATTCATAACTATTAGTGTTTAATTAATCTTCAATATGAGTTATATCTAAGTCGAGGTCTATGTTATCCTCGCTTAGAGTATTTCCAGTATTCCAATTATTAGCCATCTCACAGTCGAGATAGTCTATATCGGCTACTAAACCACAAATAGGAAATTCTACACCTTCGTCATACATAATCGTAAATTTTGTAATACAGATGCAAGTATAGCAATAAATAATGGAAATACCAAACAATAATGATAATATTTAATAAACATTACTATGAGCTATTTCATATTTGAATTTCTCCACTATATCATAAACAGATATATTAGAACAATTCAATAGAGTATTAATAGTATTAGCAGTACATTGGTCTTTACAAGTGATATTAAAATTATCATAATTGAACTTACGAACAACATTAGGACTAGCTTTATGAATATAATAAATATCCATAGCAGAGACATCGAAGTCTGCAATATCATTTTCGTATTTATCTAATACGTCTTTAAGAGATATATAATATCTACAATCACCAATAGCTCTAGCAGCACTAGCAGTATCTTTAAATCGAATAAAGAAATCAGAATCAATAGAATTACGAATAGTTAGCCATTCAAAATCTAGCTCGTATTTTTTATATGGTTGAACATAAAGTCTCATATCATAAAGCACTCGTCTAAAAACTCTTAAAGCATGAGTTCTTTCAGCTAGTCTAGAAGTCTTTTCTTCCAATTGTTTATCGAGCTTATCAATATCTTCTTTAGAACGGTTTAATTGAGTATTGAGTTCCTCATTAACTTTAACAGTAGCATTAAGAGTATCTTCGATATTCTCTAACTTAATAAGACTATTAGTTTTCTCTTCAATAATCTTATCCTTCTTTACAATAATATCTTTATATTCATTTTCTTGCTCTTCGATTTGATTACGTAATTCGGTAATTCTATTACCGCTATTAGTAAGTTGTCCTTCAAGAAACTTAATACGTTCAGTTAACTCATTATTATTAGATTTAAGAGATTCAATCTCATCACAATCTTTAATAGTATAAGTATTGCCTAAATTAGCAATCTCACTAATAGAACCAAGTGATTGAAAATCTAAATCAATAATACAACCACTTTCTTCAACAATAACAACTCCATTAGTATGAGATACAAGAGTTAGATGCTTTTTATCAATTACAATAGCTTTCATAAATACAAGTATTAATTATTAAGAATTTAATTTTAAAAGTATACAGTCTCTATATAATATAAGAGACGAATAGAACCAATAACTATTATATAAGTAATAATAGCCTGAATCAAAGAGTAAGTGATACGAACTTTCTTATAAGTAAGATAGTTAAATATCAAATAACAGAAGAATATAACTATCCAAATCAAAGATAGAAATATATGGAACTGATAATCTATCATAGTGAAGTAATATCAAATAATATTAAGAATATACATAAAGTAGACGCAACTATTATTAAAGCGAATAATGTAGTAAGAAGAGTAATCTTAGTGTTAATAAGAAACTCACCGCATTTAATAAGTGCGATAATAAATAGTAATGCTAAAACAGTAATATCGTAGTTAGACATAATAGTATAAGTTAATAAGTTAATAAGTTAATAAGTTAATAAGTGGATAAGATAGAGAGCAGAAGAAGTACAGTAATGTCACTCCTTTATGGGGGAGACAGCGAGCTTTGCGAGCGTTGACAAGCCAAGCTACACAACAATACAATTATTAATAATAATATTACCAATAATGTTACTTCTGTTATCAGTTATAATACATAGTATTGTTATTACCGGAATAGCTCGAACTACTATTGTCAAAGACAATGGTAGTGACGCTCTAACAATAACAACTATAATATAATAGTAAACAGTATAGTAGATAATATAGTAGACAATATAATAACAGAGCTATTACTATTAAGGACTAATATCTATGATATTAGGAACTTAAAATCAACAATAACAATTGGAACTAGGACTATTAGTATAATAACAATAGGTCTATCCTAAGGACTACTACGATAGTAGTAGGAACTTAGTACTGACAATCAACAACCAACAGTAACAATAGACAATATAATATCTAAGTAATAGTAAGGACTATTATAGGGACTATTATAGGGACTATTATAGTGGAAATATGATGATTAGGATTCAAATCCTAACTCTAAGACTATTAGAACAAAGTTCTAATCGGATTAGACAATTAACAACCAACAACTATCAATATAATAGTAAGGACTAAAACTATAATAATCATGTCTAATAATAGGTTTATTATATAAATATGATTCAAATCCTGACTCCATAAACGGAATGGTAGAAGTAGTAGTTCTAACATTGTAGGTAAGAGAAGTGAGTTAGAATGAAGAAGTAGAGGTAGGAGAGGGAGTAGTACCACTACTTAACCAGCTCATCGCTCTTATCTATATCCTATTACTATTCTTACTCCACTACTATTATCTCACTCTATTGTCTACTCTACTATCTAGCTTAACGAGGAGCCTTAGCGACCCTTCCGAGCATTGATGTTGTCAATACTAGTAATAGTCTTGATACTATTGATATTATTGATACTATTTGTTGTTATTGGTGTGATTGTATGAGCTTGCTCCTATTGTCTACGACAATAGTCACCGACCTTGCGGACGGTCTTTTCGACCCCTATATATATATATATTATAATTATATACTTACGTATATAATATATATATATATAATATAGACGCATCTGATTCTGTATCAGATTTTTCTAACTCTGCTATTAGTCTCATTACTCTTGCTTAACGTGGAGCTGCTGCGACCCTTAAAGTTTTGATGTGGTTTTGCAAGGGTTTTAGCTTATCAGTTGGTTAGCTTCGCTTATCAGTTGTAGCATTTCGCTTATCAGGTGACTAGTGTCGTTTCCAATCCCGATTAGCTTTGCCGGACGGCTGTGCCCGAAGGCTTTGCCAGACAGCGAGCATAAGTCGAGAGTATTGTCGAACACGTAAGTCGAGAGTATTGTCGAATACGTGCCGAATGGTGTGACTTTAGTTTAGTAGTGGAGATTTCTCTCCACTACGTAACTGGTTAAGCAGCACCCTCTGCATCAGGTTGGTATTTAGCCAACATGTCAGCCACGAGCATTTCGTCCGCAAGGGACAATGCACGCATACTAAGTTCGTACGGGAAATACTCGTAACGGTCGTGTTCATTAACACGTTCCTCTTTAGCTATTCTAGCAGCGAATGGGTTAACGAACACTTCACCTTGTGCAAGCACGTGTCCAAGCACGCTAATACGTGCTTTCTTAAAGATAACGTGTAACACTGACAAAGGCGCTGTCATAACAGCATTGGCGAGCATTGGCTCACCTTGTCCCTTGAGAATCGCAGATAACTGAATACGAGTAGTAAATATATTACGAGTTGTAGACTCGACATAAGTACCACTAGCAGCATCTTTAACAAACTGTGGTATGTTGCGATTAACAACCACAGTAAGAGCACCAGCATAACGAGCACTATTATCAATGATATTAGTAATCATCAGACTGTCATGATTCTCAAAATCAGGACGGTCAAGCAACAGACGAACAATATCGTCTGCTTCCTGTCCTTGATACTCGGATAGGTCAACTATACGAGCGTCAATAGCTTCATCAGCAGTTTCATCAGTAGCATCATCAGTAGCAACTGTTTCAGCGTTAGCACTTGCTGCATCAGCAGCTTCTTTTGCAGCTTTTGCAGCTGCTTCGGCTGCCTTTCTAGCAGCATCATTAACTTTAGTTTCCATAATAAAATGAAATTAAATGTTATAAATCAGTCGGCAACTGTTCAACCAATGTGCATCCCGACTACACACACAATGGCAATATGTTTAAAGTCATTTGGTTTGATAGTAACTGCAATATGTTTATAGTCATTTGGTTTGATTAAGCCAATAGTTCTTTAACAACATCGTTAGCATCTAGTATCAATACTAACACTACTAATAGTATTAGAAAGCTATTCACATGGTTATCATACAACTTAATGTAACTTAGATGCATGAATACTGGTACACCTAGCATACTCAATGCCAAGTGTACCACTTTAATCTTATCACTCATATTCATACGTATCTAGTGTAATAACGTGAACAAAACTTGTCGTAGGTTTCACCTGCACGACCATACTTTCTTCAATCCCGTTTCTGTTTATTAACCATAGACAGATAAGTAGCAGTAGTCATAGCTATTGCTATTGATAGTAACAATAGGAATATCATAAGCATAAGTATTTAATTAAACATTTATATTAATAGCAATATGTTTAAGGTCATTTGGTCTTGACGGGGGTATTGGAATTGGTTTGAGAGTAGGGGGGCGGTAGTGGTAGGAGCTTCACCTCGATAAAAATATACTCACGAAAAATATTATTTTGTGGAGTAGAATCAATAGTAGCATTTCTAGTAGTAATTCTAATATTGTCTCTTAGTCTATTTTTTATAGTATTCCTTATAATGCCTCTAATCCTATCTCTAATAGTTCTATTATCAACATTTCTAATTCTATTTCTAATAGTAGTTTCAGTCCTATTCCTAAGCTCATACACATTAGTACTTCTAACAATAGTTCCTAATTCTTTCTTTCTAGTACTTCTAATTCCCTTTGTATCTATTGTTGTTAGTAGTCTAACTCTTCTTATAGAAGAATTATCCTATTAGTTAGTTCTATTAGTCTAATCAATTCCTTTAAGTCCTTAATTAGTCTTACTTATATTATATAGTATTAGTTGTCTACTGGGTCTTATTGTGTAAGCCCTTTCTCCTCTTCTATCGAAGAGTTCGAAGATTTAGCATTAGGATTGTAAAAATAGAATGGTAAGATTTAGTCGATATTTTGGTTAAGTAGTAGACTTGTATTAGAGTGTGTACTAATGTGAACTAGTGTGAATGGATGTGAATTATACAGCGAATACAATTCTAAAGGTTTTTTAACGAGTTAGATATTGATAGTACGAATATTATTCGTATACTTGTACTATTGATGACTAGTGCTTATATTACTCTTAGTAATGCTAGTCAACTTAATTAATAGTATTAACAATCTAATTAAAGTAATCATGTTACACTTAGAGAACAAAACTAAAGGAGAAACTTTCCTAGTTCCTCAACACATTGGAGAAATTGATTTCAAATATGTTTCTGACCGAGTTAAAGACATAACTCCGTTTAAGCATTTTGGTATTGTTGCTATTATTCAGACTGCCAAACTTCGTGAGATTATCAATCCTGATTTAAAGGGTACTGGTAATACTAAGTTCATATTAGTTAAAGCTAATTATGGTGACGATGTTAAAGAGATAGATAGAGCTTTTCTTAATCGTTTCTTATATGTTGCTCCGTCTGACGTATTTACTGGTATAGATTGTAATCCTCGTAGTAATGAACTTACTCCTTATAATCTTGCTGAATTTATTCGTAGTGACCAAGATTTAAATCTTAGTATTGCTCGTGGCGAGATATTCCGTAAAGTCGGAAGCGGTTCGGTTATTAGCCTTCTCGGTAACGATGTTACTCCTGCTACTGTTGAAAAGAAAGGAGATAATGGTAAGTTGATTACTACTATTGCTGAAACAGTAGTTTGTATTGGTTATAAGATTGTTCGTCTTTCTGATATTCAAGGACAGAATACTATTGAAGGTCTTCCTGCTAGTGGTAAACCACAGAAATTTATAGTAGCTACTAATTTACTAAATATATAAACTAGATGCCTTCTATTGATTTAAAAGAGAAAAAGGAGTTATTAGTAACTCGTCCTGATATTATTGGTTTATTAGGTGTTACACCTCTTGAAGCTGAAATAATAGATGATATTATAGATAATATCGAAGACCAAATTGTTGATAGAATTAAAAGTCTACAACGAGTTTCAATTCCTTTTATTGGTGGATTTATTGTTAATGAAGCCAAGTTAGATGCAATAGAACATCACCCTGTAATGAAGGCTAAAAGGCAAGAACTTACTAATGAAGAATATTGGAAATTTAAAAAGCAATTAGTTACTACTCGAACAATTCAACGTAGTAAATTTAGAAGTAGAACTTCGATAATATCTCGAACTGTTAGACTTAATCGTAAGTTAGCTGCAAGGAAACTTAGAGAGTTTAATCAAAATGAAAGGTCTTTTAAATTATATATGTACTTCTTTAGTAAGATGAAGCCAGTTAATGATTCTGATTACTATATTGAACTAAGAAATAATAAAGGTTATGATTACGAAGATTGCCCCTTTGGATTTAACAGGTATGATTAGCGTTGATGAGCAAGGTTATCCCTTTGCTCCTAACGTTTATCAGATACAGGATAAAGATGTAAGAGAGTTATATCTTCGTGATACTAGTGAAGATAAACTTCGGTATCTTAAAGAAGCCGGAATTATCTTTTATTTAGCTGACCCTAAGTCTCCACCTAATCAAATGGGATATAGTCGTCCCGAAGCCTTAGCATCTGCTAGAGCTAATTATGCTCTTCCTAATGATTGGCAGCCTGATGCTCTTATTCTTCGTCTTATTGATAGATACCATGAAGATAAGATGGGTGTTGCAGGTGAAGCTCTTGAAACTATTCTTAGAGCGGTTCATAATAGTTCTCGTGCAGCTAATATCCTTAGTGAACAACTTACTAATAAACTTAATGCAGGTATACAAGCCGAAGATACTTTACCAGTTATTGATTTGATAACTAAGTTAAATGGTATTATTAATATCATTCCTAATCAGATTAAATCTTTAGGTGAAGCTAAACAAGCTGCTGCTCTTGAAATAGAACAGAAGAAAGCTCGTGGCGGTAAAGTAGTTACTAGTTCTATGTCTGCTAAAGACGCTAGTGATTTGGAAGCTCAAGTAGAAGCTCAAAAGAGAGAACTAGGATTGGTAAGTGATAGTATTGTTAACACTCCTTTACGGGGGAAATACGAAAGTACAAAATGATACCAGTTAAACCTGAATATAAGCAAACTAAGTTATACTTTGATGAACCTACTCATAAGTATACTGATAATTGTGGTAATTCTTATATTAGTGCTACTACTATTATTCATTCGTATGTTCCTAAGTTTGATTCTAATTATTGGGCTAAATACAAAGCTAAAGAAGAAAATACTTCTATTAAAGATATAAAGAATCAATGGGATAGTATACGAGATAAAGCCTGTGATATGGGTAATGTCTATCATAATAGTTTTGAAGATGGTATTCGTCAGAATAGTAAGTTCTTTAATGCTATTAAATATCTGAATAAACAAGAAAGTAAACAAATGGTTACTGTTGCTGATTTAGATGTTGTTGATAGTCATGTAAGACTTCTCGATGTCGATGCTTTCATTGAACATACTGAAAACAAATATCCTGAAATATATAAGGTATTCAAGTTCTATACTGAACGAGATTATAAGATATATTCAGAAATAGGAGCATTTCTTCCTAAATATCTTCTTAGTGGTACTATTGATATATTACCTATAAGAGAAGATGGTTTTGTTATTCTTGATTGGAAAACTAATCGTACAGGTCTTAGATTTCAAGCAGGTTATTATAAGAAGGATAAAACTGTTCGTCCAGTACAAGAAACAGATGAATGGATTCATAAACCCGAAGATGTTCTACTTCCACCATTTGGCGGTCTACCTAATTGTAATGGTACTACTTATGCTTTACAGTTAAATCTATATGCTAAAATGGTTCATCTTATTACTGGTTTGCCTTGTCGTGGTTTAGCTCTTTGTCATATTGAAGTTCCATTTGTTCTTAACCAATATGGTAGACCTCAAAGATTTAAAGACGGTTTTCATATTGATGAAAGTAAAAGTGAAACAGCTAAGTGGTATAAGATTCCTAGATTAGAACCTGAAATAGATACTATGCTTAATATCCGTTATCAAACTGTTAATGGAAGTCAGAAACAACAAATGAATTTATTTGTATAATATAAATGTAATATCATGGCTAAATATAATAACTTATTAATAGATAGATGTCGTACTGTTGATTGGAGAAAGACATTAGAGAATAAAGGTTATTCTTACTTTGATAAAGGTAAGTATAATCTTAATCTTATTGGTGTTCGTTCCAAAGAACATGGTAATGAGTTCAATGATGTTTTTATAATTGATTATTGGACAGCTAATGGTAATAGATATACTCCTATATATCCTTGTACTACTGACCCTGGTTATAAAAGTCTTACTAATCCTGTTAATATTAAAGGTTGTGCAATTCTAGTTCCTGGTCAGTATCGTGGTTGTTTTAAGAAAGGTTATCATAAGGGACAATATCTTGCTCTTGTTCAACATAAACCTGTTAAAGTATTCCGTGATGCTAATAAAGACTTTTATCTTGATTGTGATGAATCAATAATAGAAGAAGGAATGTTTGGTATCAATATTCATAAAGCAGGAGAATCAAGTATTGTTGTTGATGGTTGGTCTGCTGGTTGTCAAGTTCTAGCTAGAAGTATGGATTTTAGAGAACTTATGAATATAGTTAACTTAGCAATTCCTTTGTGGGGCGATGTATTTACTTATACGTTGTTAGAAGAAAAAGACTTAATAATATGAAACTAAAGAGTATTGGAATAGGACTATTAATAGTAGTAATCCCGTTTGTTATAATTGGAGTATTAAACAATTTTGTTTTTAATAAGGAAAATGTAGAAGTCCCGCTTATCGTTCCTGATACTATATATCAGGAAATAAAAACAAAAAGAGATAGTTTACAACTAGTAATAGATTCTATTCTCAATACTCTTAATAATACTAATCAGTATGAGAAAGAATTTGATAAAGCAATTAGTGATACTGATAGTATTGCTATTCTCGAACGCTTCATATATCTTGTGTCAAAACCAATCAGAGTTGAGAATCCAAAGGTTGGAGACGAAGGTAGATAGCTTACAGCAATCACACCTCTTTACGGGGGATGGCGGAGCGAAGCGACGCCTAGATAAAGAAGTATTAAGAATAGCCAATGCAAAGTTAATACTTTCAGAAGAGTATAAAAGTCAATATGAATCCTACAAGAAGTTATACGAACTAAAAGTTAAAGATAGCTACTTGCAGGATTCTATTATATCTAAGCAACGTGAAGAAATAAAGAGGATAACAATACTAGGAAATCAAGCTATTGTTAATCTTAATAAGGAATATAATAAGTCTAAAAAGTATAAGAAGCAACGTAATGGATTCATAGCTAGTACAGGTGTGCTAGCTATTCTTGTTGCTATACTACTAAAATAATTAATTGTAAGCTATGCAACTGTCTGAATACCCGTTCTTCATGTATTATTATGAAGAAGATAAAGGAAAGAAATATAAGCACGCAAGAGACTGTGGATATAAAGACCCATTCGACCATTTCTTAATAGGAGAAAGCGGAGGGTTCTTAATGAATATTGACCCACATAAGCGTTTTGTTAATACAGACCTTTTACGTCCTGCTGCTGTTACTTATGAGAAAGAAGGAGTTTATACTAAGTTTGCAGTAGATAGTATGCCTCATATAAACTTTCGTAAACAGGAAACTCTACGTAGACTTGTTGGTTTTAAAGCTCCTTGTCTTATGGATACTAGAACTGGTGAGATAGAAGATGTCTATATTACTGGTGAACATTATAATTTTATTAATTATGGTCGTATTCTTAAACTAGATACTAAAACACTTCGAGTAGAAGAAGGTAAGGTTACTGGTCGTAAGATAAGAGGATTTCCTAGATTTATTGATTGCCAGTGGTGGTACTTCTTAATCAAACAGTTCTGTCGAGAAAATGGTATGTTTCTTATCAATGATAAGACAAGGCGTGGTGGATTTAGTTATATGGAAGCTATTGGTTCTGCTAACTTTATCAATCTTACTCCTAACCGTGCTGTTATTCATGCGGCTAGTGATAATAAGTTTTTGGTTCAATCAGGAGGTCTATCTGACTTTATGAAGAAGCAAATTATCTTCTATGAATCTAATACTCCTTTTGCTAGAGGTATAGCTAAGATTGATGCTAGTGATTTTATCTTAGGTTATAAAGACCCTAGTACAGCTATTATAGATGATAACAGTTGGAATAGTGCTTGTATATCTGTATCTACTAAGAACAATCCTTCCGCTGCTGTTGGTAAAGATGCCGGAGAAATCAAGTGTGAGGAAATGTCAGAGTTTGAGAACTTCGATGATTTCATGGATGTAACTGAACCTACTCTAAAGACTGGTTCTGTTACTACTGGTTTTCTTAATGCTTGGGGTACTGCTGGTAAAGCTAATGCAGGTTGGGTAACATTTGAGCAAAACTTCTATGACCCTAGAGGTAGAAACTTTATGGCATTTGAAAATGTATGGGATAAAGATAGTAGACCAGAAGTATGTGGTTACTTTAAACCTTATTGTTGGGGACTTGAAGGTTATAAGATTGGCGATGATAATCAAATCGCTACTCTTACTTCTCTTGATGATGATGGTAATTCTGATATAGCTCTTGGTTTTCAAATAGCAGAAGAAGAACGTGCTGCTGAAAAAGCTAAGAGTAAATCATTCGCTAAGTTTATTAGTTATTGTGGGCAGTATGCTAATATGCCTAGTGAATCATTTAGTTCTGTAAGTGAGAATATATTTAGTAGTGAGATATTAGATGAATGGGAGCAAGAACTAAAGATGTCTAATAAATATAACTTCTATATAGATGGTAAGTTTGTAGAATATGATTCGGATAACTTCGAGTTTATTCCTAATGAACGTATTGCTGCTACTGGTGGTGTATTTAAGAAAGACTACTTTGATTATATTAAGAATGTTCCTCGTCACTCTAATGAAGACCCTGAAGGTTGTATTCGTAAATGGTTTAATCCAATTAAAGTAGAATATATAGATAAAAAGACAGGTCAGCTAACTAAAGGTACTCCACCGGGAATATATAGTATTAGTTATGACCCTGTTGGTATTGATAAAGATAAGAAAGAACTTACTAATAAACATTCACATAATAGTATTAAAGTTTGGATGAATCCTTGTATATACAATGGTTATCGTCCTAGATTGTGTGCTGTATATTATGGTCGTCCTGATGAACTAGAAAAAGCAGATAGAATCTGTTATTACTTTGCAGTTACTTATAATTGTCTTGGTACAACTAATGTCGAGATTAATCGTGGTGAAACAGTTAGTAATTTTAAGAAGTGGAAAGCTGTTAGATACTTAGGTTATCATCCAGTTCATTTATGGGACACTAATATTAATACTAAGAAAATTAATACTATTGGTTATGATATTAGTAGTGAAACAGTTAAACTTGATGGTCTTCGAATGTTAAAGGAAATGTTGTATTCCCCTATAGGGAAGTTCGAGGATGGTCGTGATATGCTTGTTCTTCATACTATATATGATTATCAGTCAATACTAGAGTTAAAGAAATGGTCTAATACTGGTAACTTTGACCGTGTATCTGAAATGATTGTTCGTGGTATTGAATGGGCTGCTAATGATAAGTTTGCTAAAAAGCAGCTTGAACATAGACAGAGAGTGCAAACAGAGAAAGAAAACTTTTGGAATCGTAAACGTTATTAATTATGAGTTGGTTAACAGAAAGCAACAGGTTAAAACATTTCCTCTACGCAATTCCATGTGGATTACTAGGAATAATGTTAGTAGTAGGCTTAGCCGTAGGCATGGAATTTAAAGATAAAATGTATGGCGGTAAGTTTGATTTCTTGGATATTTTAGCTACATTGCTTGGCGGAATGATAGGATTCGTATTAATGCTAGTTATAGTAATAAGTACGGGTGCTATTAATTGGTACATTAATATACTTATTAAACTAAGCGAATTGTTATGATTGATGCTAAGCTAAATGCTCGACTTGGGGACATGCCTAAACAGCGTGTCCCTAATTCTGAAAAGGATGAATACTGGGCTGGTAGAACAATAGATTATTGTATTGCTGCCGGACTAGCATGTAATGATAGAACTAAGACAGAACAGCTTCTTGAAATACTTCATGGAGAAATGCCTGACGAGTTCTATCGTAAAACACTTAATCCTTATAATGCTACGAAGGAGAACTTTAAAAGGTTTCCTGCTACTCTAAGGAATCTTGATATTATTAATGATGTAGTTCGTCGTTATTTATCAGAATACGTTAAATCTCAACATGAATTTATTGTTGGTGCTAATAATCCTGAAATCATTATGGCTCGTGATGCCGCTATTCGAGAAGATATAGTTAAGCGAGCCATGTTAGCATTTCAACAAGAACTTCAAAGGAGAATACAGCAACAACAAGCTGAAAATGCTCAACTAGAAGCTCAAGGACAACCAATACAAGAGGTTGACCCTGAACAATTAGCAGCTGATGCAGAAGAGTTTGAAAAGAATTTCGTTGATAATTATATAGATGAAATAAGTGCGCAAGCTCAACAACTATTAGAAGTTATTGATGATGTTCTTAATAATGAGACAATAGTTCCAGTTGAATACTTTAACTATATCGTTACAGGGGAAGTTTATAGCTTTCATACTGTTCGTGGTAAGAAACTAGTTAAAGAGTGGGTTCCAACTACCGATATGTTTCCTGTTCCTAATGGAGAACAAATGGTATCTAAGTATGATATTGTAGCTCGTAGAATGTTGATGAGTTATAATCAAGTAATAGACCAGTTCTCCGATGAACTATCAGATGAAGAACTAGAGTTTATAACTAAATATTATAATCCTAGTACAGTCGGTGCTACTCGTACACTTAGTCTCAATGCTTATAGTTATTATTTTCCTGAAAAGTGTAAGAGCTATGAGAACGATAATAGAGAGATATTTCCTTCTGATGGTTATGATTTAAGATTAAAGAACGGAGAACTACTTGAAGTATGGCATGTTAATTGGAGAGGTTATACACAAGTTAAGATATTGAAATATGTTAATGAAGTAGGATTAGTTGATGAAATGATTGTTCCTGATGATTTTGAATTTAACCCTGAACTTGGACATATTGAGATAACTTCTGTATATAAACCACAGGTTTATGAAGGTTATCGTATAGGTGGTCAACGTTTTGGTATATATCCCGGTGGTGCTAAACCTATTCCTTTCCAATTAGATGATGATGTTAGATTGCAGTATTGTGGACTTCAAGAAGTACTTCCTCAAATGGGAAGATTCTCTATTGTAGAAATACTTACTCCATTTCAAATATTAATAAATATCTTCTCTTATCATAGAGAGATGATGATAGCTAAGAACAAGATGTTTATTCTTGTTGCAGCTAAATCTTTATTTGGAGAAGATGCAGAAGAAGCTATCTATAATATAGCGGCAGAAGGTATATTCCCGTATGATGATGCAGAAGATATTAATAGTACTAAAGCACAATCTATTAAAATGCTTGACGCTAATATATCTGGTTATATTACTGAAATATCTAATCTTATTGAATCTATTAAAGCTAGTGCTCGTGAAATGGTAGATATGACACCACAGCGTTATGGACAGATAGCAACTAGCGCTGGTAAAGGTACAACAGAAGAAGCTATTATTCGTGGTTCAATGGGTACAGTTATTATTAACTATATGTTCGATAAGTTCCGTGAGGACGAATATCTAATAGATTTAAATAATTCCAAATTAGCTTGGATAGACGGATTAGATACTTCTTACTATGATAAGTCAGATAGAAAGCAATATGTCTCTCTTAATGTAAATAATCATACTCTCGGACAATATGTAATCAAAGCTAAAAACTCTGATAGAGAAACAGAGAAGTTTGAACAACTTAAAGAGTGGGCTTTCAATGCTAGTCAAAATGGAGATTTGATGTCTGCTGTTGCTGCTATTACTTCCGGTAATATATCTAGTCTTAAACTAGCTATTAATCGTTATCAAGAGATTCGTCAGAAGAATGAAGAATCACTTAGACAATTAGACCAACAATTAGAAGAAGCTAAGAATAAAGCTGTTCTTGAACAGATAGCTGCTAAAGGAGAACAAGACGCTAGACTAGCAGAAATCAAAGGTTATTATGATTTACTTGCTAAGGGAATGGATACCGAAGCTGCTATGGCTGCTCTAGCTAATCAACCTGCACAAGCTGCTCCACAAGATAATTCTGCTGAACTATCATTGAAACAAGCTGAACTAAATGAAAAGAAACGAGCTAAAGACTTAGATATGATTAACTCTGCTTTAGATAGAGATAATGAACTAAAGATAGCTAAAGAGAATAAGAATAGATATGATAGTCCTAAGTCTAAATCTAGTTCTACTAAGAAGTGAACACTAAGTTATAATTAGCTATATACTATTCTCTATGATTCAGACGTGCCCTACGGAAAGTTCCGTAGGGTTTTTCGTACTCATAGAATCGACGTAGATAGCGTTTCCTTTGCCTCTGTTGCATTTACCCTATCAAATGGATGAACTGTAAAGGAAAGCATTAAAATGCCATGACGGGTCTTAAAATGGCTCATTCTTTTGCCCTGTATCGAACGCAAAATTTCTGCTAATAAGATTAACTCTAGTAATACTTAAATACGAATACGGGCAATTCTAAACCTAATAATAAGGGTATTCAGACTAGTAAGAGTTTGCTTTCTCATATTATTAGATTACATTTGAGTGAAAGTAATAATCAAAACATATTTATTATGGGAACTTTTAGTAGTAATAATAATTTAGATTTAAGTACTGGTAGTATTGATAATAGCGATACTACTAATACTGGAGGTCAAGGTACTGGCTCTGGTGCTAACGGCAATTCTGCCGGACAGGGACAACAAGGTGCTGGACAAGAAGGACAACAAGGACAAGGTGGAAGTGCTGATACTAGTACTGTTGATAATGGAGGTGAAAACCAACAGGGACAACAGGGACAAGGAGAAGGACAGCAAGGAAACTCCTCTACGGGGGAAGAAGTGGTATTATCAGAAGGTGATACTATAAATGTTGATGGTGTAGATTATACTATTGATGCTAACGGTAATGCTCTTGCTGCCGATGGAACTGTATTTCGTACTGCTGCTGAACTTGCTGAACTTATATCTCAAAATGGTTCTGAACCAAGTGTTCTTGAACAATTACAAACTCGTTTCGGTTCTGACTTTAAAGATGAGAATGGTAATCCTATTGTATTCGATAATAATACAGAAGGTATTGCTGCTTATGTTGATACAGTAATTCAGAATAGAATTGCAGAAGCTCAAACTGCTGCTCTTAATAATCTGTTTGAAACTTATCCGCAAGTAGAACAAGTTATTAATCATCTTAAACTTAACGGTACTCTTGACGACTTCGTAGAAATTCCTGATAGAAGTCAGATTACTGTTAGTAAAGATAACGAAGAACAACAAGCTACTTTCATTCGTGAAGAATGGAAACTTAGTGGTAAAAAAGGAGATGTAAATAAATTCATTGACTATTGTAAGAACGCCGGTATTCTTTATGATACTGCTGTTGAATCTAAAGAAGCTGTTGATAGCATTTATGAATCTCGACTTGCTGAACAGAAAGCACAAGTAGAAGCTAAAGAAGCTGCTGCTGCTGCCGAAGAGAAAGCATATTGGGATAATGTAGAAAAGACTATTAGTAAAGGCGAACTATTAGGTTATAGTATTCCTGAACAGATTCAGTGTAACAAAGACGGAAAGAAAGTAATGCTTAGTCGCAAAGACTTCTTGAAGTATGTGTCTACTCCTGTTGACAATGAAGGTAATACAGCCTATATGTTAGACGAAGCTAAAGTTGATTCTAATGCTCGTATGCAGGATGATTTACTTAAAGCATTTCTTAGGTTTACTGGTGGCGATTATGCTAGTCTTGTCGGTATGGCTGTTAATAAGCAGAAAGTTCTATCTATTAGAACTACCGCAGCACAAACTACTGGTAAAAGGACTGTTATTATCAATAGTAAAGGTAATAATTCTAAGACAGTTGATAATGACCAACTAGTCTTGAACTAACTAAATTAAAACAAATATGTACAGATTAAGAGAAGTCGAAAGAGGTAGATATGATGATAGAGGTTACTCTAATGAGCAATCTCTTGCTGCCTTAATGATTCAAAAACCGGAAGAGATTAACAACTTCCTGACTTACACTTATGGTATGGAAGATGACCGATTCCCGCTAACTTTCCTTACAGAAGGACAAGGTGCTGCTGGTGTTCGTGATATTACTACTGTTGAGTGGACTTGGAAGACAATGGGTCGTCAGAGATTCAATGATTATATTGTTTGGTCTGACACTGGTGATACTACTCCTGGTATTGGTGGTAAACCTATTAAGGTTGAGTTTGCTACTGGTCTTATTATTGAACAGTACGGTTTGCTTGCTCCTGATGGTAAGACTGCTGTTCGTGTAATGCGAGACCATGGTGCTGGTAGTCATGGTGGACATCTGTATTCTTTGCAGCTAAAGAATCCTGATAAAAGTGCTTATGTTGACCCTGCTAATCTTGAAAAAGGTAAGTATTGGTGTATGTTAGCTCCGTCTATTCCTGAATCTTATTCTAAGGGTAACAAGACTAATGTAATGGGACCTGGTGTTATGAAATCCCAGCTAGGATTCAAGCGTTATAGCAAGGAAATTGCAGGTAACATTAGTAATGTTATTGTTAGCTATGCTTTCAAGACTAAAGGTGGTGGTACTGACACTCGTTGGATTAACGAAGAAATGCGTCAGTTCGATGTTCAGATGCGTATCTCTAATGAGATTGACTTGTGGACATCTCGTTACAATCGTACTGTTAATGGTACTATTGATATGAAGGATTGGGATAACGACCAACCAATTCCTGAAACTGCTGGTATGTTTGAAATCCTCGAAGAATCTAACTACGATACTTATGGTGAATACTTGCCTCTTAGCAAGCTAAAAAGAACTATTGGTGATGTAGTTGATAAGGATACTGATACTGGTTCTATGGAGATTACTCTATATGCAGGTAAAGGCGGTATCGAAGATTTCGATAAGGCTATCCGTGAAGATGTTAAGTCCGAAGGATTTATTACTCCTCTTGGAGAGAAAATGATTGGTGAAGAAGGTGGTGGTCTTACTTATGGTAAATACTTCCGTAAATATAAAACTATTGACGGACATACTGTTACTTGTATTCATCTTCCTTTCTTGGATAAATCTCCTATTGCTGAAACAGCAAAAGCTAATGGACTTATTCATCCTCGTACTGGTTTGCCTATGACATCTCACAAACTGATGTTCATTGACAACTCTGTATATAACGGAAATCGTAATGTTCGTATGGTACGTATGAAAGGTCAGTCTTACCTTGTTGGTGTATTGAAAGGTCTTACTCCTATTCCACCGTCTTGGGGTTCTGTTCCTAGCAATTCTATATCTACGGATATTGATAAGTCTCAATATGAAGTTAAAATGTCTCGTGGTCTGCAAGTAGATAGACAAGAGAAGATGTTCATGTTGGAGTGCGTACTCTAAGTTAAACAATTAAAATTGAAATTATAATGGAAGGACAAGCACCAAAAGCCGGAACATTCGGCAGTAGTCTAAATAATCCAACTAATAGTCCTAGTGCTACTACACAGGCTAAAGCTCCGGAAACTCCTAGAGAAACCTATGAACAACTTCTTAAAAAAGAAGATGGTTTAGATAGAGACTTCTTAGAAGAAAGATATATTACAATAGCTCTTGCTACTGATATTACTATTAATTCTGTTTATCGTCAAGTTAATGCTAGATATATCGTTGACCGTCACGATAGCATTGGTGGTAGTATTAATTCAGCTAGAATCTTAACTAGCAACTATAAAGAAATGGAAGCGTATATGCCTTCTCTTGTTGGTTGCTCTGTTAATTCACAGGAATATATTACTCGTGTTCAACGTTGGTTCAATAGCATATCTATTCCTGTTGATGGTGAAGGAAAGAAACTTAATTGTTCTTTCCAATGGAATAAGAAAAGAGATTATCTGAACTATAAGATAGATGAAACAGAGATTATCGAAGAATATGATAATGCTGAAAAGTCTAATCCTAAACAGTTGAAGGATGCTATTGCTAAATATGTAACTAAGATTAATGCTCTTGAAGCAACTCGTTATCAATACGGACATCCTATTAAAGTAGATGATTACTTAGCATATCGTCATTGTTTACTTTATCCGATTGTAGCTAAAGACGTAGCTATTATTAGCTTCGACCCTCGTGTTAAATTCTATATTAAAGATGAACAACGAGAAAACAATCGTCTTAAACGTAATCGTATTCAAGCCAACAAAGCAAGACGTAATTATCTTGATGCTATTGATAACGATGCTAAGTTCAAAGCTATTTTCGTATGTTATTCTGCTAGTAACAAACAGGATGTATTATCTAACTTGTTACTCGATAGAACTATCCAAGAAAAGATGCTTGATGACTTTGCAATTAAAGAGCCGGAGAAATTCAACAAACTGTTTAACAATTCACAAATTGAGCTTCAAGCGTTCATTGAAGAAGCTATTGCCAAAGGTGAGCTAGTTCGTTCTGATGTTAATCAAACTGTTCTTACTCCCGAAGGTGGATTTATCGGAGCTAACATGAAAGAAGCGTTGGCTTATTTCAGTAATCCCGAAAATGCTGATTATAAAAGAGCACTTGAAACTAAACTAAAATTATAATAACTATTTATTATGAAAGTAGCAGAGATACATAACGAGTTCATGCTTCTAGCTCAACAAATGGGCATGAAAACTGTGCGAGCAATACTTCCCGAACAGGTAGACGAAATAATCAATTTAGAGACTATCGAATATGTGAAAGATGTTTTCTCTCGTAAAGGTAATCGTGAACTCGATGGTATCTCTGATAACGTTATAAGATTAACAGAACTTAGTCCTCTTCATACTAGTATTAAGATTGAAGCTGAACAAGGAGATATAATGTTTGGTACTGGTTATAAGATAGAGTTAAACGACTATCCAACACCCATGTTCTACACATCTATCTACTCCTTTAAGGGGGATAAGTCTTATCGTTGCAGATTGATAGACTTAGACTTAGTGAGTGAAACGATGAACGATTATCATTCAAAGTCTATTGTTATAAGTCCTATATGTTATAAGACCGAATCTAATATTGAAGTGATTGCAACATTTGAAATAGATAAGTTATTAGTTAATTATATTAAGTATCCTACTCTAATTAGTATTGCAACCGATACTACGAATGAACTATCAGATGTTGCTATGCACGAAGTTATTAAGAGAGCTGTTAATACCTTTAATGCTATCTCTAATAATAATAGTTATGAGAAAGTTTCAAACGAATTATCTAAATTAGAATAAAATGGAAAGACTGTTGTTTGCAGGTAATGTTGCATTAGCTACTACTCCCGCTACTCTAGCTGCTGTTAATGCAGCAGGTATTACAGAGGGTGCTGTTGCTCTTTACGACAACGAAGGTGCAATCATCTCGAAAGCTCTTACTAAGAACATTCCGATGTTTACCTTGTTTGTTGGCGGTGGAGCATTTGCTAATAAGAGCAAGTATACCAATATTGTATCTGATATTGATACTAGACGTTTCTCTTATGTTAAGAGTGTCTATGCTGCCGGAACTAAATTTAGTGCGGAAATTACTGTTCCTACCCCCGTAGAAGGAAAGGATTATACGTTAACTATGGCTAAAGCTCATACTGTTCTTAATGAACGTTATAAGTGGTCGGCTAGTGAGCGTGCTCGTGAAGGTGATACTGCTGCTATTATTGCTAAGAAGTTAAGTACTCAACTTAATTCTCTTGGTAAGAATGAAGGATTTACTGCTAGTGTTGCCGCTGCTAAAATTACCGTAACTGGTACTGATTATGAAGCATGGAATCTGATTGCAGGAGATTCATTGTTTGGAGTAACTATTACTACTACAAAAGCTGTAAAACCAATTAATGATGATGCTGCTCTTAAAGAATTGCAGATTCGTTGTATTGGTGGTGAAGGTATTAATTCTACTAGCAATGATGCTCGTAAGTTATATACTTTGCCGGAGTTCTCTAATGCTGGTGGTTGGACAGTGTTTACACTAACTTTCTATCCACATCGTGACCTTCGTAGTGGTAGTACCGAAAATGTTAAGACTATTATTCATCTTGCTATTCCGACAGGAGCTGCTCAAATAGCTACTCTTGAAACAATATTTGCATCTGTTAATACTTCGGCAGCAGCAGGAGCTTAAAGAAGATATTGTAAATATAACTCGTAGTAGTTTAATAAAGGGGTTGCTATTAATGTTAAAATTAGTAGTAATCCCTTTAATCATAAATAGGGATGAAGGAAATTATCGAATCTGCTCTTAATCAAGGCTTGAGTTCCTTGATAACTATTTCTATTTTCTTACTACTATATAAGTGGTTGGATAATAAGAAAAAGACTGAAAGCGAAAAGTTTGTTAGTTCTATTAGCAATACTCTTGATGAAGTATCTAAGTCATTACTACAAGTCTCAACGTTTATTACTGATATTACAAAGAATATCATAGATAAAGATAAGGACAAATGTAAGATTGCAATAGAAGATTCTATGCTCGCTTCGGCAATGAGATTGACAATGTTCGTTACTAATACTGTTATTAATAACCACATCCATACTAATAAAGATAATATACTTGCTAATATCCATAATATAGTTAATGCAGAGTTTTACAGTGTATTCTCTAGCTTAGCTTTATATAAGATTAATGGAGTAAAGGCTAGTGATAATATGAAAAAGGATTGGATGCCGTCAGTAGAGAAGTCTATAATAGAGATAGTATTTAATGACAATCTTAGTAAAGAAGATAAAATATCTAGTTTTAATAATAAAATAAACTTGAAGTTTCAGTCTTACATAACTTATATAACAAATAATACATTAAAGTAATGGACATAAACTTCGATAATGTAAAAAGCAAATTGGTTGATAGAGGTGTACAAGTTGTACACCTCTCCAACATTGGATTCGTTCTTACTAATGAAGATATATGTAGATATAATGCTATGGTTATTCTTAGTAATATGTCTAATGTAGAATCTAAACTTAGTGAAGAACAACAGCAAAATCTAATTGCAATGTATAATGAATTAATAGTAATGCAATGAGAAAGAACGAAAATGGAATGTATACTTATCTTGATGTTCCAAGTAAGTATAATTGTGTTTATAAAAAACTACTTATTAAGTTAAGTGATTTAGGGGTAGATATGATTAAAGATTGTACTTCTACTTGTAAAGGTATCAATCGTCAAGTAATTAATTGTTGGAATATGCTTCAATCTGCTTGTGCAGCTTATACTCTAGGGTATTGGAAGCAAGCAGATTTACTTATTAATTACATTAATAGTTCTCTACAATTCGGTTGTGATGAATATACTACTGATGAGAAACCAGTATTTATGATATTTGAACTAAATATACCTATTACTATAACTGGTTCTCAACAGATAAAATATAATGAAGCTACGTTTGTTATCGCTAATAAAGAATATGTAGTTAAAGATACTCTTACTATATATCAAGTTATTAACGAAAGAGAGAATATTATAGCTTCGGGATTATCTATTGATAGTCCGGCTAAGTTTAATGAACTAACGCTTAACGCTCAAGTAGGACAAGTTTATATATTTAGAGCTAGTGTAGAAGGAGAAGACGGTGAAACATATTATTCTAATGACTTTATTGTAGAATGTAAGTCTGTTCCTAAAATGAACGTTATGTATTACGGACATACGGATATTGCTCCGCAAGTATTTGATAAAATGTCTATTAATGATATTATGGGTATTGAAGGTAACACTCCTAGAACTATTACAGGAGATAAGAATAATACATTTACTATTCATCAAGAAAAGAAGATTCATTATCTTCTTATACCTGATACACTTATGACGCTTGTTAAAGCTGAATATGGTACTACTCTTGTTACTACTCTTTGGGACGGTTCAGACGGTGCTTATAAGACTAATAATCCTGGTGGTACTGTTGACGATATACATTATAAAGTATTCTTCTTATATTCTCCTTCTGTATTTGATGATGCTATTCGTATAACCTGTAAAAACAAGTAATATGAGAAAAGGAATAAGTATAGGTCAACCTATTGTTAATAACAGCGTAGATGATAACTATAATCCTCTACCTGATGTTGATGCTAAGTATGGACCTTATAATAGTATTGTAGAAGCTCTGAAAGAATTGTCTCCTGAATTACGTTCGGTAGGTCTTACGGTAGGTATTAAACAAAATAATATTATTAATGAGTATTGGTTTAATGGAGGTATTGAAAACGAGAATCTTGTAATTAAGCAACAAGGTGGTGGAGATAAACCAGTTCAAACTGTTTATATACAAGACAATCCTCCTGCTAATACAAATTCTCTTTGGGTAGATACTTCTGGATTAGGGGCAGCTTTTGAAGAAGATGAAAAGCTAGCTCCTATAATTCAATCTATTCAAGTGATACAAAAGTATCTTGATACTATTGTCCATCAGAGAGATTTAATTATAAATCCCGGTCATGTTAGTAATACTTTTACTAACTCTGTATTAAAAGAATATACTCCTATTGACCCTAATACAGAACAATTAGCAATTAGAGTTGCTGCTGTTGGTGAAAGTCTTGAACCTGAAACAGATGAATATGAACCAAATACTAAAGCGGTTCGTGGGCATTATGGTACTCTTAAAGAAATCCAAGATAATTTTAATAATTTTGTAGATTACGAACTTCTAATTGCTACTGATGTAAAACGTTTATATACCAAGATTAATGGAGAACCTGCTAATCTTACTGGTACTAGTTCAGGCGGTGGCGGTAGTATTAATTATGAAGCATTGGATAAATTAGATACTATTGGCTTCGTTGCTCCTAATGGACAAGTATATCGTGTTAAAGTTAATAACAACGGACAACTAGTAGTATATAAGAAAGAATTAGATACACCACAAGCAGAACCTACTGGTGGACAAGAAGAACCTGGAACTGGTTGGGTATATGTAACTACTCTATATCTACAAAAGTTATATATTAACTCTTTGTATTGTGGCGGTATTACTAGTGACGAATATAGTTATAATCCATGCTCTCATAACTTCGTTGAACTTAGTAATCTTACAGGTAAAGATGTGTCTCTTAATGGACTATCATTACAGTATGGTACAGAAGGTGGAAATTGGCAAGTACTCCCTTTATGGGGGAATATCAAAGCAGGTTCGACATTCTTAATTAGAGGTGCTCAATGTTCAGTAATGAATGTTAATACTACTCGTATTAAAGTTGAGACTTATGATATGGAATGGTATGCTAGTGATGGTAATCTTATTAAGTTTGATAATAAGAAAGCTAAGTTCTTTTTAACTTGGGGAACATCACCTAGTTCTGTTGCGAATCCTTATAATAACACGACTTCCCCCATAAGGGTATCTAAAGGTTATATTGATTTAGTTGGACTTCAAATCTTAAATGCTGGTGATGCTGATAAAGTTGATGCTGCTGAAAATACTGCTTATGGTTATCTTACTAGTAAGTATTTATTTACTAAGTACTATACTATGGACAATGTTAAGCAAGCTACTAAAGCTCTTAGTGCTAGAAATAACGCTAATGATATGTACTTTGTTAATCTCGAAGAAAACATAATACCTAGAATAGATTCTTATACTCCACGTGCTAGCTTTGAGAACAAGAATATATTCTTTAATAAGACTTTACTAGACCATACTAAACCTAATAAGGTTACTATGACTTTAGGACGTAAGGCTTGTTATACTTTTAATGAATCTAATGAACCTAATGATGATGCTAGTAGATGTTTCAATTGGGTGTCAGTAGGTTACTATGATGAATATTTATGGTATCGTGCATATAGAAGTGACAATAGTTATACTAATTGGACTAAAGTAGAATCATTTAAAAATGAGACTGGTGTTCGTAAATATTATAATCGTATTCGTGCAATAACTACTGATGGTACTCCTTTTACTACTCATAAAGTAATACTTACTCATTTAGGAGAACAGTATGATACTCATACAGGAGATAAAAATATTTATTACGAATATTATGTAGGTAGAGACGAAACTTATAAGAGCGATGTTCGTAGATTTGTAGTTATGAGTGAAAATGCAGGAAGCGAAGTTCTTAACTTTGTTCAGACTTCCGACCAACAAGGCTTTAATTGGGATGAATATAATGTATGGAGAATAACTGCCGACCAAATAAAGAAGGACTTTAATAGATATGAAACTAGTAACATATCTGTGTGCTACTTTATGATTAATACTGGCGATATGACACAGAATGGTAATCGTATTAATGAATGGTTAGATTATGAAGCAGGAAGAGAACCACTATACGATATTGCTGAAATGGTAACTGTTGGTAACAATGATTTAACTCCGGCTAATGTATATGTTCTTGGCGATGGTGGCGATAATTCTAAGATTAATGCTACTAATATTAGATTCTTCTATTGTTACGAAATGGATGAAGATAATCCGCCAGTATTTACTGTTGAAGATAAAGAGATATTTGTCGAATCATTATATTCTTTTGATGTTGGACATAATCATTTCTTATGTGTTAATAGTGAGATAAGTGCCAATACTGAAAGAGATGTTTACGGACTTACTACTACTGGTGTAATGTATGATTTAATAAGACAATGGTGTGAAAGAGATGATGCTAATGCAACTAATGCTAAAGCTAAGATAGCTTATTGTCATGAAATGCCTTTTACTATTATTACTCAAAATCTTATTAATTCATTTTATTGGAATAATGAAGAAAACACTAGTGTTGAGAGAAGTGGTAGTAGATTGAATTTCAATACCACTAAAGCTAACGCTTATTGGTTCTCAAAGTTCTTACAGACCCACAATTACCGTTTATGTCTTGGTGGACACAAACATACTTACAGTTGCAGTTATCCGATTTTAGAGAACGAAAACAGCTCTATGAAGCCTATCATACAGGTCACTGCGGACGTTTTAAAGAAGGATTTTAATTCTGATGAATTATATACGGAAACTGCCGAAGGTGCGTTAAAAGGACAATCTTTCCCTAAATCTTGGGAAAATAATACTAACTTTGATATGCTGAAACACTTGTGTACATTTCAATTAGTAGATGAAATAACTGCTCCTGTATATCTTATGTGTCAGGCTAGTGGATATAAACATACTAGTAATAAAGAACTTCCTAGTCCTAATATTCCGTGGTTAAGGTATTTCTTTCCTGCTAGTATTACTATTAATAGTAGAGACGATGTTACGGCTAAAGTTAATGCAGGTCAACGTTATCCTTTCTATATTAAGTATTTCTTAAAGCTAGGCAAGGTAGATGATTTACATTATTACCCTAATTTACAAGCTACTGTTAAGAAGCTATCTAATGTATTTAATAATTCCGGTAAGTATAATGTTAATCTTCAAGGATTAAATCCAGCTTATGGAGTTATTGGTGGTAATGGAGAAACTAATAATGGTAATGATATAATTAACGTGAAATTTCCAACTTATAATATTAGTTGATTATGGCAGATAATATTAAAAGGTATAATCCTAAAACTGGTAATTGGGATATAAGTTCTTCTGGAAAAGCTACTGGTATTGTTGTCGAAGACCCTCGTCTTATCGACCCTGAAGTAGCAGAAGAAGGTGTTACTGGTGAAAGTCTTAATGATGTTCTTGTTCGTCATGAAAAAGAATTAAAGAAACATGGTGGATATATTGCTTGGCTTGCCGAACATGGTGGTGGAGGAAGCGGTGGCGGTGGTGGAACTACTGGCGATAAGATTACTCTTACTAACGGTAATATAGTAAAAGAAGGTAATATTAATTATCTTTATTCTACTGTTACTACTAATATTAAGTTAGAGTATCTTATTACTTCTAGTAAGAATAATAAGAGATATTTTATTACTGTTACTCTTGATGGTAATAATATTATCGAAGGAAAAGAAGGTTGGACTAATACTCCCGGAGTTCTTACTATTCCACAGTTAAATAAATTCTCTGCTAATAGTAATCACTCTGTTGTGATTACAGCTAACGATACAGATGGATTTTCTGCTGAATCTTATCTACTTAATATAGTAGAAGCTAGTATTAAACTTACTAGTACTGTATCAGGTAATACTGCTACTGTTGGTCTTGATTACTTCTTTACTTATAGTATTACTAGTAAAATTATTGGTTCAGATGTTAATCTTGTTGTAACAAATGTAACTAATGGTGCTACTAAAACTATTGAATTAGGTAAGACAACTTCTACTGCTCCTAAACAAGTTAATGTTAACTTATGGGAACTAGGTAATATTATAGCAGGTAGTTCTTATACTATACAAGCACAAGCATTTACTTCAATGAATGAAGCTACTGTTCAATCTGATAAAGTAACAAATCGTGTAGTTGTAGAAAATGGTGTTAATCTTGTTGTTCTAGTAGAAGGTATTACTAGTAAAGCAGAAGTAGATGCCGGAGTTGAGAGAACTAAGTTCTCTCAAAGCGGTAATGTATCTTTTGCATTTACTCCATATCTTGCAGGAGTTAGTCTTATTTATTATGCAGTTAGAATCGAACATAATGGTATTACTAAAGATATAGGTTACTTCGATGAAGGAAACTATAATGATAATCAATATGTTCAGCGTGGTAAACAACAAGTATTTAGTTACGCTATTCCAACAGAAGGAGATGTTATTGGTAATTGGAATATTACACTTCGTTGTTGGTCTGAAAAAGGAGACCCTGTAACTGATACAATTCTTGCTTGTGAAGTAGTATCTAATTCCCAAGCTCTTATTGCAGACCAAAATCCTAATAATAGTAGGTATGCTAGTTGGCACGTTCGTCAAGAAAGTTTCCCTCAAGTATCTACTACTAAAGTTTGGACTAGTAATGAACCAACATTTACTGCGCCTGGTTCTATTACTCCTAGTGGTGCTGTAACCAATCTTAATGTATATAATACAAACGGAGTACTATCAGGATTCTTAACAGAGAACGGACAATCTATGTTACGTATATCAGGAGAAGCTTATGGTATTATTGATGTACAACCATTTAAAGATGATATAACAACTCTTAATAACTGGTCTAGACAAGGGTTTGGATTATCATGTACATTCAAGTCAGATATTCATCCGTTCTCAAATAGAACAATCTTCTTTATAGGGGATTACAATACTGACGAACAATTCTCTGAAGGTATTAAAGTAGGTCTTGAAGATATTGTTTGGTCTTATACAGATGGTAACATTAAAGAAACTATTAGTTGTAAGATACAACAGAATGTTATTAATACTGTTGATTTTATAGTTAATAAGAATCAAGGAAAGATGATTGTCGGTATCTTTATCAATGGTATACTTAATGCTGCTCGTGAAATAAAGACTGACTTTACTTGGAAGACTAATTCTAAGATATATCTTGGTTGCGATATTAGTAATTCAGGACAGATTCAAAACTTTGCTGATGTTAACTTCTATGATATTAAGTTGTTCCGTGTTCCTGCTAATGATAAAGAAATTGTTATTAATGCAATGAACTCTAAAGCTAGAGCAACTCTTTTATCTGATGGTAGTGTAGATTTTACTGAATACAATAGAATGAAGTTAAAGAACTTCTTCTCTACTTCTGATTCAGAACCTCATTCTACTCTATGGGACGATATTAACCAAACGTATGCTAGTGTCAATTTCAACAGTCTTATCTCTGATACTACTAGAGTATTACCAGTTGATATAATGTTGATTAATTGCGCTAATACTGGTTTTACTCGTGCTATATTTGAAGAAATCGGAGGTCAGAATAATAATTGGTATAGTGGTTGTACTATGAGTTACTTTAGTCCAACTTCGGGAAAGTCTAGCTCTGAATATACTACTGATGTTTCTGTTTCTAAGCAAGGTACTTCTACTTTGAACAACCTTATTAAGAACTTAGAGATAAGATTCGATAAGATGCTTAAAGATGATGATGGTGGTAATCTTGATTACGAGTTATTCCAACCTAGAGAAACATGGTTTCCTGAAAGACAATTTACACTTAAAGCTGACGTTGTTGACAGTGCTCATGCTAATAATGCTTCTATTGGTAAATGGATTAATGATAACTCGGATTTCTTATTCGAGAAAACTCCGCCTATGGAGCAACTTGAATCTCATCGTCCAGTAGATACTCGTGATAGAACTGTAAAAGATAAGGTCACTATTAAACAAACTCTTGAAGGTTTTCCTATAATACTTCTTATTCAGTTTGATGGAGAAGAAACTCAAACTATGCTTGGTATATATAGTTTTAACTTAGGTCGTGGAGCTTATTATAATATGGGATTCCGATTTATGAAAGACTTTACTACTAAGATAAAGAATACAGCAGGTGAGTATGTTGATAATAAACTTCCTGCTTTTGTTACTTCTTATCATACTTATGCACAAGATGAACTATTCGGAAACATAGACCAAAGAAAAGTTTATTCTTATGAGTTTGGAGAAAATGCAAATATAATTGTAGACGGTGATAAGATATTGCCGTTAGCTTTGTTTATGCAAGATGACTTATCTATTATAAAGCATGTAGGTGAGTTTAAATATAATGGTGGTAATTGGCTAGAACCTAGTACACCTGTTACTGACGATAATGTTTGGAGAGCATTACAAGAGTTATTCTCTATCTTTGCTCAAATGACTTCATCAACAGTTAAGAAATACATTTGGAATGAGACTTCCGGCGGTTATGAAGAAACTGCTGGTGAATATCCTGCACAGTCTAGTTGGTCTACACTTGCTGCTGAACTAGATACTAAGTTCTCGATTAAGAACGCTTACTCTTATTTATTGACGTGTGTAAAGTATGGACTTGTAGATTCATTAGGTAAGAACTTAACTTTAGTTTGTTATAATGTTGGTGGGACTAATAAGTGGTTTATTAGATTCTATGATATGGATACTGCTAATGGTCTTGATAACGTAGCTCTTGAATCTGTTGCTAAAACTGCTTGGTTAGATACATTTAGTAATAATGATAAGAATGATGTTAACTCATTAGTTATTACTAAAAACGCTGCCGATGGTGGATATGATACTTATAGTTCTCGTATGTGGGATGTATTAAGAGATACTATTTTTGCCAATACTGGAGTATTCGATAGTTCTCTTGAAACTCTTTGGGACTTATGGAGAAATAATGCTACTATTTGTAAAGATATTAATGATTATATAGATAATTATTTTGCTGCTCAAACTAAAGATTGTGGAGAACTTTTATTTAATTATGATTATAATGTTAAATATCTTACTGCTTACGTTGGTGAATCAGGCGGACAACCTTCTTATGCTAATATTGAGTTTCTACATGGTACTCGTGTTGAGTATGTTAGAGACTGGATGAAGAAGAGAGTTTGGTTCTTTGATGGAGTATTTAAGTATAGTAATGCTGCTAATATCCAACCTTATAATAATAAGGGTACATTCTCCGCAGGTGGTGCAGAAGCTACTAATCCTAAACTTATTATTACATCTAATTGTCCTGCAATATTTGTAGTTAATATTGGCAATACTACCGATACTAGATATTTCTTAGAAGAAGGTAAGCCTACTGAAATCAGATTATCTCCTATTAGTTCTTTCAATACGCAGATTACTATTAATAATACTCTTCAAATTAATGATATTGAAGGATTAGGCGGAATGAGATTCCAACGATTTATGTCTACTATGAAACTTCCTAGTTTCTCTAAGTTAGACTTGTCTTCTGTTGATACTCTTAGTGATTCTCCTATTCCATTTGAAACAGTATTCGTTAATGACGAAGGTTATTCTGACGTAAGACATATTGATTTAAGTAATACTAAGTTTTGGAGTGGTAATATTGGACAAGGTACGTTTACGGTTAATATAGAAAAGTATACCAAGTTAAAAGATTTGAATATATCTAGTTCTATTGTAACTTCTATATCTTTGCCTAATGCTTCTCTTGCATCTCTGAATATTATTAATTCGGCTGTTGAAGGTATTAGCTTAGTTAATCAACCGTTCTTGGATAGATTAGATTTCTCTGGTTGTAAACGATTAAAAACTGTTACTATTGATTCTTGTGATAAGATTACTGAATTAAACCTTAGTAATCTAGGAGACTTACATACTATAAGAATTACTTCGTGTCCTAACTTAAAGTCTATAATTTGTACTAACAACGTTAACTTAACTACATTTAATGTATCCAATTGTAATAATGTTGAAATCATTAATGTATCTCAATGTACTAATGAATCATTGACTGTTTATATAGTAGGTGTTCCTAATATTAAAGAATTAAATATATCTAGTACTAATACACCTAATGATATTCAAGTAGCTTCAAGTTTACCTAATCTTAGAACACTTAATATTTCTAATAGTCGGGTATCAGCAATCCAATATGGTAATGCTGCTGTTCCTACCTATAAAGAAAATAAGATATTCGATATTAGTAAACTTAATCTTACTAGTTTATCGGTTAAAAATGCTAAAGGTGTACATTACTTTAAGTTTGATAATAATAGAAATACTCCTTTCAATGTAGGTGGTAGTTTCTTTATTGGTTGCTCTAATCTTAAAAGAGTATTTGGACATATTAAACTTAATGGTACTTCTATATTTGCTCAATGTGGTAATTTCTATATTCATGAGCCTAAAGAAAAAGTAGAAGGCATTACTCCTGATTATATGGGAGAATGGTTTGGTTCAGATACTAGTACAGAAGAAGGGAAGACTGCTTGGGATAATAATACTGATTTAGGAACTAATTTTACTATTGGTACTACTAATTGTACTTCTATGTTCAATGCTACTAATTGTAGTATATATGATGTTTATTATTTCTTATATAAGTGTGATAATGTAACTACTCTTGATAGTTGTTTTGCTAGTGCTAAGAATGTTAAATGGGATTTACTAGATAGTCCTAGAAGAAATATGTTTAATCATTGTACTAAAGTAGTTGCAATGAACTCTCTATTTTGGGGATTACAAGAACAAGACTTTAAAATATTAACTAGTACTTATGATTTTGGTTCTACTGAACATAATGGATTATTTAGCCCTCTTGTTAGTTTACAAGCTATGGATTCTATATTTTATTTTGGTGGTACTAGATATACAAGTCCTGCTTTCTTAGCTAAGTTTAAAGGAAATGTTCCTTCTAAACTTAAAAGATTAAAGATTTTTAGTACTGGAACTGTTAAGTTCGTAGATAATATTAATAATTGTCCTAGTGATAGTACTATCAACGACCATCTTGTTAATGCTGATTGCGGAACACTTCTTGCTAATCTTCCTGACTTAGAATATTTAAACACTATGTTTAATGGTTCTAATATAGACTTTAATCAATTAACAGATGAAGATGTAGAAGATGAAGTAAAGTATTGTCCTTTATTCTATAAGAATACTAAACTTAAATATATTCAAAGTTCATTTAGAGAACTTGTTAATTCTACCGGTTCTTTATATAATATATTTGGTGGTACTGTTAAGAATAAAACACAGGTGAGATTCCCGACAGCTTTATATGGTATCTACGATTCATTTAGTTTAGGTTCAGGTTCTAATGTTACTTTCCCAATCCACAACTCAATGTTTAGTAGATTAAGAAGCTCGTTGAAATATATAACTGGAAAACAAGCTATTAATGAAAGTACTTTAGGAAGTTTTCAAGGATTCACTAAACAGTTTATTAAAGAAGGAGAAGAAGTATTCCCTTATGATGTATTTACTGGTTGTAACGCTATTGTTGAAATACCGGGATTCTTTGCTAATCTTGTTCTTCCTACAAATACTGTTGTTGAACTTCCTCTTGATTCATTTAAGACTAATTACAATCTTACTAATATAGCAAACTTATATTTTGATATGAAGAATTGTAAGTATAGTCTTACTGGTAAAGGTTTCTCTAATTGTAAGATAGTTAATGCTTATAGGTGTTTCTCTGAAACAGAAAATACTTACGTTAAGAAAGGTTCTGTTCCTTATGGACTATTCTATATGGAAGCTACTAATAATTATAGTTGGAAAGGTTGGAATGAGACTGATGCTTCTACTAATAGTATAAATGAGAACTACGGTATTGATGAACATGGAGAATGGATTCCTGATGAACAAGCACCAATGCCTACTGAAATCACTTATAATAAACAGAGAACTCTTCCTAGAAAGACAATAGTTAATATGTCTTATTGTTTAGAGAGATTCCAAAGTACGGAAGCACAGGCTTATACTATGAATTATGGTAATCTTACTTCAAGTAATTATGGAGATATTATAGTACCTAATGAAAAGTATAATCCAGTTAAGTATATTCTTAATCCTAATTATGACCCTAGAGAATATCTTAATGAAGAACAGACAATGATTAACTATAATAGAGATATTCACAGAGTAATCATAAATAAAGACTATGATAAATATGAATATGCTTGGAATGAATATGCCTACGATGGACTTAGTGGACTTGAAGATATTATATTAAATAGTAGTCTTTATACAGCTGTTTCAAATGGAACAATAAATTGTTCTCCTACTATACCTGATGTGTTTAAAGATGCTGCTGCTTCAATTGCTCCACCTAGTTCTGTTCATGCTAATAGAAAAGTATTAAATTACTTATGTTCGCCTGACTTATTCTATTATTGTACTAATGGGACTAATATGGTTATCAACGGTGTATTTAATGATAGCGGTAGACCTAATGGAGACCCAACATACGATTACTTTAATTATGGTATTCGTGGTCGTATTCCAACTAACTTATTTAAACCAGTTAGTAATGTTACCGATTTATCAATGACATTCTATCGTTGTCCTTTAATTCTTCCATATAAATGGAATAATTCCACAGGAGATATTGGTGAAATGTTCTCTAAGGAAATGTTCGCAGGATTAACTAAATTAACTAATATATCTTATATGTTCTATTTCTGTGTAATTCCTGCTGATATTATTATACCTGTTGAATTTGTAATTGACTGTATTAACTTACAGGATATATCTTGTTTGTTCTTATCAGCACGATTTGAATCAACTGCTAGTCAAGCACAACAAATAGACGATAATATATTCGCTAAGAATGTCAATCTAAAGAATATTAGTTATGCTTTTGCTAGTGCGCAAACTCCAGGAGGTTGGTCAGGTAGAAGTCCTAAGAAGATTGGTTCTACATTGTTTAATGCTAGTAAACATAAACAGCTTACTAATGTTACTGGTGTATTCTATAATGCAACTTCTACTACTGGTAGTGTTCCTGAATTTTGGAATTGGCTAAATAGTCTATCCTCTGTTAATAGAGCGAATGTATTCTATGCTATGCGTAAAACTAATCTTACTAATGGTAATAATGTTCCTAGTGGATGGAATACAGGTATGGTATAACAAAAAGTTGATAATAGTATTGTATAATTAAACAAAATTTAGTTTCTTGTAACGTCCCCCATAAAGAAGCGAGTATTAACAGTAATCACATTTCTTTACGGGGGAATGTTACAAAGACCAATTAATAATCATTTAAAAGTAATTATCATGGATAATCGTATTTATAACAGAGCTAATGCAGCTAATAGTTTACAGATTTCTATAATGGGTAAAGTTGATGCTGTTGCAGAGTTTTCTATTCCTAATGGAATGGGTGGTAAAGAACCTTTCTTATTAAAGAATATAACCGAAGACCCAATACAAGTAGAAGTAGTTCTTGCAGGTATGGAAGAACCTATTACTACAACTATTTATTCCGGTTGGAATGTTGAGTTAGTTAAACAAGTTAATAACGCTGTTGCTGATACGTTACAATATGGGTACTAATACTGGACTTGGTATAGGTATCGGTATTCCTTTTAAGAACAATGCTCTTGGTGGAGATAAGCCTTATTTTCCACCAGAGCTTAAAGCTCGAATGATTGGTGTTTGGACTAATTATGGTAAGAAGAATACTGATACTGATAGGAATATTATTAAGAATAAGATTCCTAATGCTGGCGGAGATTTAGAGATTCTAAATGCTGCATATAAATTAAATAGTGGATTCGGAGAATATAGCGAAGATTTTACTACTTGGACTAAAAGTAGTAAGATAACTTCTGTTGATTCCGAATCTTTTGATTTTGTTACCAATGTTAATTGGAATTTATTATATTATAAATCAAATATTGGAAAAGATATACCTTCTTTTAAAGTTCGTATTAAACTTAAAGGAGAAGGCAAAGTATTTTATAATTATATAACTTCGGAAGGAGTATATACTAATGAGGCTATTACATCAGAAGAATATGTAACTCCTATTAGTTATAATACTAAATATACTGGTGAAACTCCTGTAAATTGTGGATTTTCTATTGGTATTACATCAGAAGAAAGTAGTGGAACTATAACTCAAATTCCAAACTTTGAAGATGCTTTTGTTACTGATGGTATAAATGATATGATTGTTAGTCAAAAGACTCTTCAAGAAATGGGAGTTACTAAAGAACTTACTATTGTTAGTATGATTCATCAAATATCTTGGAGAGGTTCTGCTTCTGTTCCATTAACTAATTATATTAGACCTAAAACTAATGAATATGTAAGAAGTTATGTTTCTAATATTGGTAAAACTGGAATATATGGATATGTATGTTATGATATTAGTAATTCCGGTGCTGGTAATAGTCATGTAGTAAATACTATATTAGGAGATAAAAATGATTATTCTATAAATATTGTTGGTGATTTATCACAAGGAAAGTTTAGTGTACAAGGATATATGGATGGTAATGGTAACATACTTGAAACAAGTAGTGTTGCTCATTATTGGACTTTTGCTGTATTAGGTAAAGCTACTGAAGATGAGATTAATCTTATCATTGGTAACTATAATCTTGACCGTAGTCTTAAACCTGATATATTATGTAATATAGGTAAACAAGGTATTACTAATGATAATCATGCTGATTTTAATGATAAGTTAGTTGATTATAGTGGTAATGGCAGAGATATTCAAATGAATAATCTAGCTTGGAAAGGCGGTAGTGGTATTGCAGCTAAACAATACGAAACATTTAAAGATTGGACTTCTGAATCTTCTTCAACTTCAATAATAACACAAATAGATGAATTTACTAGAATTGTAGAATCTACTACAAATGGTTATTGGGTAAGTAGAATAAGAAGAGATTCTGATTTAGATAAAGTATATAGCCCTATAAATGTTTATCTTTATCAAGATAATAATTTCTTAGTACACGAATGCAAATATGAAGTAGATGGAGTAAAGTATGCTATTCCTATAAATGAACCAGTTGGAAAAGGTTATCATAAGTTAGAAATGTATACTAAAGATAGATATACAGAACTTCCTGAAAATGCAGAAAATGTTGTTCTATCAGAATGGTATTTTCCTAAGTCAACTAAAGGTTCTATAAAATATAGTATTATTCCTAGTTGTAAAGGTGGTATTCTATTAGATGGTATCAATGACTTTGGTAAAGTTATTGATATGCCTATTTACAAGGATTATACTTTCATTATAGATAGACAAATAATATTTATTGGTGATACAGCCGGAATAGTTGCTTCTAAATCCGAAGATTCAACAGATGTAAACAAACAAGGTGCTTTCTTATTTGAGTACTTAGGTGCTCCTAATAATGTTAGCACTTGGAGTTTCTATAAAGATAATGGCAAAGTTGCTAATACTGATTTTACTAGAAGTATAAGTTATCAATCAAAGTATAGCTATAATGGTAAAGAGTTAACAGTAGGTACATCTAAAGATAGTAATAAATTGTGGTTAGGAACAATTCGAGATAGAGATTCTCGTTTCTTTAATGGAGCTATCTATTCCTTAATGTCCTTCCCCTATACTATGTCCGAGTTCTTGATAGAGCGCCAGTTGAAGAAACATAAGTTAGGTACTCTATATCCTAATATGGTTGAATTTAGACCTGTTATTAAAAGTAGTGTTGAATTAGCAAGTAAACCAACATTTGTAATAAGAGGTACTTCTACATTGTTAAATACAGGAGATTATATACCTGAAAACAGTGAAATATGGGTAGTGATAACTATGAATAACGCTGCTGATAGGATAACTAAATTTGTTATCAACGGTAATACTATTGATATTCCTAGCTCTGCGTATAATCCTTCTACTATGAAATATGGTTTTCCTTTCACAATAGATAGTAAGTCTCCGCAGAAGATTACTATGACTATTGAACAGGATGAAAACTACGTAAAATTTGAACCTGTTATTACAAGTAATGTAGAATATGTTAGGTTAGATTTTTATTTAAATAATTATCAAAAGAGAATTAATATAGGAGATTATATACCAAAGGGTGCTTATCTTAGAGCTAATTTTTATCTAAAAAATAATGTTGATGAACTTACAGTATTTACATTTAACGGAGTAAATATTGGTTATAGAAGAAGTTCCGTTGATGATACGGCTTTTAATATTAACCAAATATATAATTATGATTCTCCGCAAGAAGTAAACATCACTATTGACGAGTACATTAGATACGAGGATATTGTGCAACCTTATCCAGTAGTATTCCAAATTAAAGATAGGAATACTAATCAAATATATAGTTGGGGAGATAAGATTAAAGTAGGAAGTTCTATACAACTTACTCAAGGCGAAAATCCTAATCTTCTTAACGGTTTATATAGTATTCGGAGTTACGAATATGAAGGAAAAGCGTATAGTTATAATCAACTAACTAATCTTAATATTACGGTAACTAAGCAATCTATTTCATTATCTTGTAATAAGATTTGGCTTCTTGATAACAACGAACCTAAAGTAATCCTATCTCCTAGATTATTACGTATTCCAAATTCTAGCTATAAGATACTTGGTTATATCCCTGATATATCCGGTCATAATAATAATGGAATTATACATAACTCGGCTTATGGAGAAGGAAGTGGAGTTAATGAAGATGGTTCATACCAATTTGATGGCGTAGACGACTTTATTACTATTCCTACTACGGTCGGTGGCAAACAGGTGTTGATGAAGGTGAATTGGCAATCTATTGCCGGTACGGCAATTTTATACGACCAAAGAACAAATGGAGGTTTTGCTATATTTAATAGAGATTTTGATACTAACGAAAATAAAGTGCCAGCATATAGGGCAAGAAATATAGGAGGTAGTACTTATATTGATGGAATACTTAATGAGTATATTTATGCTAGTGAATTAAAAGATATAACTCACAATATTGTTGAATTATGTGACCCTGAATTGAATACAGGAACGCTTAACCCCAAAATAGGTAGTTCTTTCTTAAATTCTAATTATACTCAAATGTCTCTCTACGACTTCATGCTCTTCGACGAAATCTCAACAGACGATAAGATTAAAGAGCTGAATAAGTATATTGGTGTTGAAGCCAAAGTAGAACTTCCGCCTTATTATTGGGATGCTTATGGTAAGACTAACTCTGATGAAGATAAAGCTACTATTCAACAAAGAGGTGTAGCCGTAGGTGATTATGATTTAACTAATTATAATCATGCTTACGAAGGTATGAGTGGATATAATGGTTATCCTGTTGTATTTGGTGCTAATAAAACTTGGGCGAATGAATCTAACGGATATGTTACTAGTATTACTAGTAATACCATTCATATTACCAATGTTCTAAATGCAGGTTTAGCTTTATTATATTCTTATGTTAAATATAATGGTAATCTTCAAAATATAAAAGAAATACCTTCTTTTAAGATTGAAATTAAAGGATTAGAAGGCAGGTCTAAATTTATATATAAGTATTTGGCAACAAGCGATGCAACTAAGGAAACAAATCTATATCTTGAGAATGGTACTCATGAACTACCCAAATCATTCCTTCCGACAGAGGCTCTGATTAATGATGCTGTGGTAGGTTTTTCAATAAGTCCAATTGAAGAAGGAGTTACCAATTTCCTAAGCGATATTACTATCGAAGTTCTTCCTGAATATGAAAATGGTCTTGCATACGACGGAGTAGAAGATTATAGCGAGAATGTTAATGTTCCTGCGTTAACAGATTATACGTATATCTTTAAAAGAACTTTATTGAATAAAAAATATAACAGTGCTTCTATCTTCAAGGGAAGTAATAAACAAATTGGTAGAGAAGCATTTATATGTGATTACAATTCTGTTGAGCCAGATTTGTTAACACAAGGATTTTCTTTTGGAGCAGGATTATATGTGAGTAGTTTAAATACAGATAATATTATATATGGTAAAAAGGATTCTGTAAATGGACAAATAATTACCTCGGGTAATAATACAGATACAGAAGGTTTAACTATTGGTAAATGGAAAAATTATAAGCAGATGGTATTCTACAAACTAATCCTCTATCCGAAAACTATTCCATTATTACAGATTAACTTCCTAAAGAACCTGATGGAAAAGGATGAAATAATTGATTTAAATAACCCAATATTTATAAAAGATGAATAAATGAAAATAATGCCTTATAAACTACTTAAAGTAGTTTATATAATACTTGCTATAATTGCAGTAGTTATGTATACATTAAGTTTAATATTTAATATTTAAAGATTATGATTGATTACATTGTATTTCCTGTTGCTGATATAGATGAAGAGAAGTCAGCAAAGATTGATGAACTTAATTTAGTTCCTCGTAATAATGTTAGTAAAAACAAAGTATTGATGAAGTGCCAACATTATAAAGAAGTGTTTCCTGAAAAAGTAACTAGAACAGTTACTACTGATGAAGAAGGATTGGAAATTATTAGTATTGAATATCCTTATGAAACTTATTCTAATGAAGCACTTGCTACTTTATTGTCAAGTCCTGAATGGAATTTTAAAGAAGATGAGGTAATAGAAGATTCCCCTATAGAGGAGTGACATTGCTTTTTATTGCTTAACTCTAAGCCCTGCTTATAACAAGTAGGGCTTTTATTTTGTTCATACAATACCTAACATGAATCGTATTGGATATAAGACTTACGACAACTACGATAGGGATGAACAAAGAGGTTACGGTGAACGTCATAGATATGATGAAAATCGAGGTTATGACGGAAGTCATGGCTACGATGAAGAAGAACGTATGCTTCTTATGCAAATGCTTGGAGTAGATGGAAATGAACGTTATAATGATTATGGTGATGAACATTTTAATAAGCAGGAAGCTAAGCGTACTGTTGATGAAATGTACCATGTCAAAGACGGTAAGAAATATATCGGCGAGAAATACGATATGCAGAAAGCTCACGAAGTTTGTAGTAAATTCAAAGATAAACTAGAAGATGAAGTAGAAGTTGCTGATGTTTATGTAGCTATTAATGCTCAATATCACGACTACTGCGAACTATTCGAGAAGTGGTTCGGAAAAGGAAACTTTGACGATATGATATTCGAGAGTGCTATCAGCTTTTGGTTTGATGATGTAGACTTCGGAGAAGATAAACTCTGGAAATACTTTAATGAATTAAAGTAATACAAGTTCTGTTATATTCCTAAAGAGAGATTACTAAATAATAGTAGTCTCTCTTTTCTTTTTAAAATAAAGTTTTATATTTGCGCCTGTAATACAAAACTTAATGCTTATGGGAATATTTGTTAAAGTGTTGTTTGTAACTATAATAGCTATAACTATTATAGTATTCGCATGGAAAGAGATTACTACTATCCTTCCTGTGAAAGTCGTATCTTATGTAAAGATAGCAGGTGTGCTATTAAGTGTTATTCTAGGTACTCTATTATTCTTATTGTAATATGGACTTCGGGAATATACTTAATGAGATTCTACGTACTACTGCTACTAGTTTCGATTTCGCATTTGTTATCTGTGTTAATGTACTAGCATATCTAGTAATTAAGCTAGTTGACAAACTTAATGGAGATAAAGTAGTAAGTACTTGGAATAAAAGAGTGATAACTCTTGTGTGTGCTGTATTAATGGGAGTAATATACTTCTCATTAAAGTTAGGTGATGTTAAAGTAGTACTTAATTCTATTATTCTTAGCTTTATATTTTGGAGTTGGATTCTAAAACCAATATTCGCCTTCTTCAAGATAGATTATAAGAAGTTTATAATAGAAGATGATGAACCTAATCAATATCCAAAGTAAGTACTATTAGTGAGAGTAGTAAGTGAGAGTCGGCTAGCAATGGTCGGCTCTCACTGTATACACATCTCTTTATGGGGGAATAAAAACTACGTCCCATGCTCCTACGCTTTCATAGAAGCTCACCATTGCATTTTAGTGCCTAACCTTAACTTACTATTATCCGATAGACTTGCGTGCCTCTATGAGCCTTAAAATGCGTCATGTGTATAAAAATGTTTACAATGCGAATAATTGTAAGCTAGATAGTAAGCTAGATAATAGTGCTTAATCAAAATTATTAATAAAAGTCTTGTTAATACCAATATAATAACTATATTTGTTATAATACTAATTCAAAAACAAAAGTAATATGGCTTCATTAAATCAAATTGTATCTGAAATAGCTCATGCTATTCATCAGCCTAATAACTTTACTACGAGACAAACTATTCGTAGTGCTGTTATTCATACATTCAATGAACAGATAAGACAGACTTATGAGCGTCATGCTAATGTCGATAAGATATTAATGCAGAGATATAGAGTAAGTCTTATTAGTGTTCCTGACGGAGATATATTTCAAAGTCTTGTAAGTACGAAGTATAAAGTTAAAAGAAGCAAGACTAGAATACCTAGACCAGTTCGTCTTGATAATAATCTTCCTTTTGTTAGTGTTCGTACTGTTGGTTATGATAATATGGCTATTCCTTTTATTAAAGAAGCAAATGCTCAATTTTATAAAGCATTGCCAGGAATGTGTACTAGTCTAAGTTATGATTATATCAATGGTTATCTATATGTTAATGGAAATGGTAATCCGTTGATTGAACCACTAGGACATATTGTTATTGAATCACCATTTGAAATACCTACTGAAATTCCTATTGAAACAGAAGAAGGAGTTGAATCCAACTTCGATAATGATGATGAATTTATCATTCCCGAAGATATGGTAGAACGCATTAAAGACGTAATCTATAAACGTAATCTACTTAATGTAGAGAGAGTAACTAATGAAGTCCCAGTTAAGGATGATATAAATAAACAACAAATAGAAGTATAATTATGGCTAGCGGTGAAAGATACGACCACAGAAATATGTATACTAGCTTTATAAAGACAGCCGAAGAGGATTATGTTCTCGTGTCTGAAAAGATAGCTAGATACAAATCTTTATTATATAAAATCAAATATTCTATTGAACAGAATAGAAATGCTATTGAAGCTATATTTGATGTATGTGTCTATAACTATTGGGAATGGAATACTGATGAACTAGATATTGATAGAAAGATGGAGAAAGCAATAGATGCTAAGTTCACTAAATTCGATTCTTCTAAACAACTAAGATATGGTAATATATACCGTAACTTAAAACAATATTTTAGAGTACTTCGTAAAATAAGAGAATATGAGATAAGACAGCAGAGAATTAAGAATCGTAAGAGTATTACTCGTCCTCAATATGAAGCCTATTGCAAGTTATTCTTTAGAGAAGTATCTAAAGAAGTTCTAAGAGGAAAAGTTTATAAGTTTGAAAAGAGACTTGGTTGCCTTATTATAGAAAGAGTTATAGTCAGAGATAGTTTTACTACTGCTGATGGAAAAGTTGTTAAGTTCAAAAAAGTAATTGACTATTATAAAACAGAACTAAACAAAAGAAATCTTCTTGCACAAGGACTTATTCCTTATAATAAGAAAGACCATGCAGCAGCCTTACTAAGAGGTGAGAAATACGAAGGAGTTAAATATGTGGAATATCTTGATAATCCTTATTATTGTAAGTTACTTATGATTGATGGTACAATTAAGAATAGACCATTGTTTAAATTCTATGGAACTAATCTTCACATGAAACGTAGTAATGATGATATACTATCTGAATGTAAGACTGTTGAAGATATTATTAATGTCGATACTGATATTAATAATCGTCTTTCTTTAATTAATAAGTTTGACCCAAGTTACACTATAAAATATATTAGAAATAATGAACAAAGAGCTATCTTCCGTAGAAACTATTATCGCAAGACTTGATAATGATTTCAATATTATGAGTAGTGATTATATACCTAGAGTGGGTGCTTGGTGTATAGATGCTATGAATGAAATGGGTATTCTTCAATATGAAGAAAAAGAAACTACTATTGATGTCGTTGATAGAGTTGCTTATTTCCAATGTTGTATGAATGCTTTTAAAGTTTATGTTGAGGGTTGCGAGATTTCCCCCTTAAAGAAAGGTAAATGTTCTTGCTCTTTCGGTACTACCGAGCATTTCGTTCAAGACAGAGAAAGAGCTAGAGAACGTGAAAGTAAGCGTACTGTTGAGATTGACCCCGAAGGTTACGAAGGAAAGAATTACGTATATCTTCGAGATGCTAATGCAATTCAATTAAACTTTGATGCCGATATTGTTACCGTATCCTATCTTACAGTTAAGACTGTATATAGTGATACGTTTCATTGTAATATACCTGTTATTCCTAATAACGGTAAACTTATTGAAGCACTTGAATGGTTCTGTATGTGGAAGTTACTAAGTAGAGGAATTAAACATCAGGTCTATTCTTTACAAGGTGCTATGCCAGTTAATCCATATTTGTTATGGAGAGATTCTCGTGACAGAGCTAGAGCTTCTGTTATTAATGAAAATCAAGATGCTAATGCTTATAAAGGTTGGTCGTCATTCTTTTATAATTCAACATTTAGACCTAGAGACTAATGGAAATAGTTAAAGAATTAAATAAAGATGATGGGTTAGAATTTATAAAGAATGGTTCTATTACCCATGCTGTAAATGTCATAGTTTCTAAAGATGGTAATTCTATTCAGAATGAACAGTCTTTAGAAACTATTGTTACTTTAGATGAAAACGAAAAGATAGTAGGTATTATTCCTTGTGCTAAAGAACTTGTCATATTTACTGCTAGTAATAAGATATATCGTTATAATGAAGATAATAAAGAATTATCTTTAATTGAAACATCTTGGAAATGGTATGGCGGAGAAGTATTTGGAACTTATACTTATAATGTTCGAGGTGATTTAATAATAGCTATTAGTGAACGTAATCCTAGAGAAGATGTTCCTCTTAAAGTTATTAATCTTAATAATGCTAATTTAGGTTCTGATAATATATTTACTTTAAATCCTGATATTCCTCAAACTACTGTTGTTGATTACGGTCAAGAATATGGTGGTAGAATGAGAAACGGAACTTATTTATTATTTATAAGATTTGAAATTAGCGATAATGAATTTAGTAGTTGGAAAGATTTAGGAGTAGTTATTTATCTATCCCCTAGTCTAACTAGTAATATAATATCTTCTGTAACTCTTCAAGGACCTAGTAATACTACTTCTACTTATGATATTAGAGACTATGCAAGAGAAGATATTGAATACAACGCTAATTCTATATTTGCTACTTTAAATATAGATAATAAAAGTGGAAATACTTTTAAGTCTTTCCAAATAGCTTATATATGTACTTATAAAGATGGAAAAGAAGCATTTAATTTAGGTTCTTATTCATTTAACGAATCAGGTATTTATAGAATATCAGGAAATCGTAGTAGTAAAGAATCTATTTCAGTAGATGAAGTTTTAATATCCGCTAATAACTTCAATCTTTATAATGTAAAAACAATGTGTAACTATAATAATAGATTATATGTTGCTAATTATAAAGAAGAAACTCGTAAGTTAGATATTTCCAATATTGATACTAGTAGTATTGCTGTTGGAGTATGTATGGAAGAAGATTACTATGGAAATAGATTAAATGATGGATATGTTTTAAATGTAGGTAAACCAATAGAAGATGAAGTATATAGATTCTATATTCATTATGTTCGTCCTGATGGTAGTTATACAGAAGGTATAGTAATTGAAAATAATAATTATCGTCATAAAAAAGACGATGGCACATGGGAGAAAATACCTGTTCAAATAGTTATAGGAAGATATTATAATACTTCAACAAATAAAGATGTTGATATTATGTTTGATTGTTATGATGATACTAAGGTATCTGATGTAAAAGCTGCAATCGAACAAGCTAAGATAGATTATCCCGGTTATTATTCTTCTACTATTAAGGATAAACTAGGACTTATAGATATGGCAGAAAAAGCTAAAATAGATTATTATTGGTTTAATCTTGACCCAAGATTTACTAATGGTAATACTACTCACGCTAGTCCGTATTGGAATATGATATTCTGTTGTCCTTATACTAATAATAATGGAGATAGATTATTTAGAACTCCTCATAAGATTAAAGGAAACTTTACTTTTAGAGAAGTTCCTATGTATGAAGGTTTTGTAGGTTTCTTTATAAGTTATGAAGAAATACAAAGTATTCTTATATGTGATGGTATTGTTGACCAACATAGAGATATTGCAATAGGAACTGATACTAATAGTAAACTTCAAAGTAGTTTTAATAGTGTTACTCCTTATGGATATAGTTATCAGTTTTATTCTGATGATATATATGTATTAAAGAAAAGTGCTACTCCTAATGTATTTGTTGATTTAGGAGTATTTGGTTTTATGAATCGTGATGCTCAAAGTGCTAATGAAGGATGGGCTGCTAAATATATTGCTAAGAATTGTTTTCCGGGTTCTAATAGAATAGCTAATATAGTAAATACAGACCCGTATTATAATATAGAAAATACTTATAATATGGGAGTATCTGCAAGTATTATAAGTAATACAGGGGGACAATATTATAAACTTACTTTTCCTTCCGTTGGAAAAGCAATAACTCCTGTAACTGTTAATGTCATGGATGATGGGAGTGCTAGAAAATTAACTACTATTGGAAGATTACTTTATGTAAGTCAAGAAATATATATTAAGAAAGAAGGAGTTAAATTAATTCGTTTAGGACAAACTAAATATATTAATGGAGAAATTACTCCTACTGGAAAGTATATGTATGGAGATAATCTACAAAAACAAAATGTTACAGGATTTGTATCCCTACAATCAGTTATCATATTTGATAGTGGTGGTGTTAAGTTTGTTGGAGATTGGTGTCCTAGATTTGGGGATGATTCTTTACAAGATGAAAGATTTTATAGGAGATATATAGATAACTTAAATCCTTCTGCTAATACTCGTGATAATCTTCATATAAACGCAGTAGAATTTTATAAACAAACTCCTTATCTTCCTTCTGCTAAGATAATGAAGAATAATGTTCCTGAAGTTTATTTTACTTATACTAGTTCAGGAGTTATTAAAAATATTGGTAATAAGCAATTAACTGCTGCAACATTATTTGATTTATATGAAATAGCTTCTATGTATTACGATTATGCTAGACCTAACTTAAATGCTTATAATCCAAATGCAGTTAGTAATCAGATAACTACTTATGGTAAATTTATTCGTAGAAGTAATGTTTTACAATCTGAATCAACTGCTAATGCTTGGAGACAATTTCCAGCTGATGGATATAAAGTAATAAGTGAAAATAAAGGAGACATAATTAATATACTTGGAATAGGTATTTATCTTATTGCTCATTGTGAACATTCGATGTTTATCTTTAATAGAGATAGTACTCTTGCTACTAAAGATAAAGACGTTCAAATGTATATGCCTGATGCTTTTGATACTGAATATCAAGAAGTATTTACTAGTGAAAAAGGATATGGCGGTTTACAAGATTATAATGCCTTTACTTGTAATGAAACTGGTTATATATTCTTTGATAAAAGTAAACGAAGAATATATAGATTCGATGATAAACAACTTAATGATATTACCGATGGTATTCAAAGTATTATAGATAATTATGTAACCGAAGATACTATTATTGATATGGGAATGGATAAAGAGAATAACAGACTAATTTGTTCCTTTACGGGGGAAAATCAGATTATAACCTTATCTTATTCCTTTATTACAAGTAGTTGGATAAGTATTCATAATTATTCGGGTAAGTATTTTAATACTAAGACAGAGTTATATTTAACTAATGATAATGCTCTTAATTATGTATATAGATTAGGTAATATAAAAGTAAATACTTTTCTTGATTATGGGAATTGTACAATTCCTGAATCTAAGAATATATTTTATCTAGGTGATAAGAATGTCGGTTGTGCTGTAATAGATATAATATTTAACTTAGAGTTTGAAACAATTAAGTTACTTAATTATATTTGTTATGCTATAAAAAATTCTAGTAATATTAATTATAGTGGAGATAAAATTCTTATATTTACAAACTCATGTATATCGTCCGAATGGGATATTAGTAATGAAGAACGTAATGTTCCTAATCTTACTAAAGCATATTATGAACATGGTAAATGGAATTTTAATTACTTCCGTAATCTAATTAATACAGTTGAATTGCAAGAACCTATAAATAGGTTAACTGGAAAATATAACTTTAGTATAATGGATGGAGAAGAAGATAGAATAACGATAAGTAAGAATTATAAGGCTAGCGACAGTCTTATCAATGGTAAATATATTGGTATTCGTTTTATTATTCATGAAACTAATTCTAAAGTTAGTCTAAGTAATATTGAATGTTATGTTAATAAATACAGAGAATGAGAACAATTAATAATCGACGACCTAAAGCATTTATTGGTGCTGCTATATCTGTTGGTACTCAACTTATTGGCGGTATTATTGGAGGTGCTAAAAAGCGAAAAGCAGAAGAAGCTGCTAGACTAGAACAAGAACGTCAAGCAAAGTTACAAGCTGCTCAACAACAGGCTTCCTATATGACTGAAAATGCTGAAAATGATGCTAATGTTTATAAGAATATTAGAAATCAGTTAATGAGAAATGGTGGAAATATCCCCCGTAAAGGAGCTGCTCCTTTGATTGCCGAAGGAGGTACTGCTATTCCTATTAAGAAAGATTCGTTTCTTCTTAAAGGACGTAAACATAATACTGGTGGTATTATAATCGGTAAAGGCAAGAATAGTATTGAAGCAGAAGGAGATGAAGTAGTTCAGATTACTCCTAAACAACTTAAAGTGTTTAGTGCTCAACCTATACTTAATGGTAATAGTCCTGCTGAATTAGTTCAGAAAGGTGCTGAACCTTCTAAAGTATTTAATGCGCAAGAATCATTTAAAGATAGAAATGGTCTTAATGATGATGGTACTAAAAAGAAAAGAAATATGAGAACAATAACTGGTAAAAAGAAACTAGGTGGTTTGTCTCGTAAGAAAGATTACGGTTCAGATAAGAAACCTTATCCTAGTGTTAAGTCAAATGATTTTGCAGGTGGCGGACGTAGTTATCCGATTCCAACTAAAGCCGATGCTCGCGATGCTCTTAGGTTAGCAGGTTTACATGGTCGCTCTGATGTAAAAGCTAAAGTATATAAGAAATATCCTGAATTGAAAAATAAGAAAGCTACATTAGGAACTTTTGGAAGTTTGACTGGTGCTAATCGTAGATTGTTAGCTCTTAATCAAAATGTTCCTTCTGCTGGAATTACTGCCGGAGCAAATATTACTAATCCTAGTGCTTCTAGTATTAAACCGATTAATAGTGGAAGTAAAGGATTTAATCTATTTAAAGGAATAGATAAAGGAGAAGCTATTAGTTCAGGAATTGGAGCTGTTGGAACTTTAATTAGTGGATTACTTAATAAAGGTAGTATAGATAAAACTTCTGCTCCACAAGTTCCTACTCCTCAATTAATTGCTCCTGCTAAACTTAAAACTAGCGTTAATATAAATCCTCAACTATCAGATGTTAAAGAATCTGAACTTAGTCAAAACAGATTGGTTGAAGGAAATACTGCTAGTTCAGTAGCCAGTGTTGCTAGACAACAAAGAATATCTAATAATGCTTTAAGTCAAAGAAGTAGATTAAGAGGTGAGAAAGAAAATCTTGAAACTCAATTGCAAAACCGAGATGCAATAAATCGTCAACAAGTAGCTTCTTCAAATGCTCAACAGATTAACGAAGCTAATAGATTTAATTCTATATCTGCTACTCAAACTGCTAATGATAAAATTCAAGCTACCGCTAATAATCGTACACAAATGATTGAAGGTATTACTAGTGGAGTTAGAGATTATCAGTTAGGTGTAGATAAGAAACGTTCAGAAGAAAATGCTACTGCGGCTATGATGTCCGCTAATCCTGAACAAATGGAATTGTTCTTAAAACTAATGGATAAGAATAAAAGTAAACTAGGTAATGTACGAAGTACTTTATTCAGATGTGGTGGTAAGAAAAAGATTGCTTAATTATAAATACTATAACTATGCCGATAGATATTAAAACAGCAGGTTATCAAAAGAGGGAGCGGGTTGCCGCTCCTTTAGATGTTTACAATAGTACGTTAAATACTCTACAACAGAAACATGATACTGCTATTGAAACTAGTAATCAGATTAAAACATTTCTTGCTAATAAGCAATTAAATGAAGCTGAAAATGAATGGCTCGATAACTATTCAAGAGATATTAATGCTCAAATAGAAGCTAGTGCACAAGACGGAAGTTATGCCACTGCTTTAACTGCTGCTAAAAGATTAGCAGGAGAAGTAGCTAGTAATCCAGGTCTTATTGGTCGTGAACGTTATCAACAAGAGTTTAAAAAGTTCCAAGACGAAGTTACTAATAGTGATGCTTATGATGGAGATGTTAAGGCTTATACATTGGAACAGAACAAATATAATTATCAAGACCAAATAGATGAAACAGGTAAAGTAATAGGTGGTAATCAATTCCAACCTAATTATCGTCCTGTTGAACAAATAGATTATAATACTTTATATCAGAAAGTATTGTCTACTGTTGGTGTTGATTCTAGTTCAGGTGAACAGTTAGTATGGGGTGATGCAGAAGGTAATCTTAAAGAAGGTCGAGGAAATATTGCTGCTGGTGATGTTCCTTATCTTAAAACTTCCAGTGGTATTCAACAGTTATCTAAGGAGAAGATACGTGCTGCATTTGAAGCTGCATTAAATGAAACTCCTGGTGCTCGTGCTTCTCTTGAACAAGACTATAAAGTAAATGTTTGGAAAGCTAATAAAGGTAATAAGAACAATCTTGTTACTAAGCCTGACGGAACTATTATGTCGCAGAGAGAATTTGAAGAGAATCTATTTGCTCCTAGATATGCTGCTTCTGCTTATCGTAGAACTGAAAGTAGAATTAGTCCTGAATTAGGATTTAATCTATTAGCTGCTGCACGTAAAGCAGCTGCTAAACCTAAGACTGGTAAAGAACCTGAATTATTACCTTCTATGCAAACAATTGGTGGTAAAGAGAAAGTAGAACCTGATACTCCTGCTAAGGTTGCGTCACAATTAAATACACTTAATAGTCAATTAGCCAATATGTTTGCTACTTATGGAATATCTAAATCTGTTCCATTAGATAAAGCGTATGCTCAATTAAGGTCAAGTATTGCTAATAATAACAATCTATCTGATACAGCTAAGAAACAAACATTGGACGAAGCATATAATTATTATAGTGGTATTAATAATGCCAATAATAGATTAGATGCTATGAAAGGACATCTTACACAAGATGAACAGTTTGCATCTGATTTCTTAGGTAAGAGACTTAGTAATGGAAATATGGCAGATACTAATAATCCTATGCAACGTGAATATGCTAATAGAATGAACAAGTTATTCACAGATTCGCAAGGTAATAGTTTCGATACAGTTCTTGTTAATCCTATTAACGAAGCTAGTAAGGCTGCTATTATATCTAAACTAAGAGTTGATATGGGTCTTACTAGACAAGATGTATCATTCTCTAAAATAGGAGATAAAGAATATATTCGTATTAGTAAAGATGCTTATACTCGTTTAGCTCCTGAAATAAGTGAAGTATTAAAAGTTAATCCTATTGGATTTACTAATGAAGGTGTAGAACCTAAATCATTTACTAGGGCTGATGAAGTCTATCATGGTAATAAATATTATGGTAGTAAAGTCACTGCATTTATGGCTGGCTTTAGAGCACTTGGTCGTGGAGAGATAACAACTGCTGGAAGTGATAAAAACTCAATAGCTTATGTATATGAGAAAGCTGCACAAATATCTAATGCTGCGACTGAAAGAGTATCTAAAACCCTTCCTCCTACTTATGTAGACTTAGCAGTATTTGACTTACCGCCTCATGTTGTTGCTTTAGGTCAGGGCTTTGAATCTGAACAACTAAAAGACTATAATGAACGGGTTATGAATATGGTTAGTATTGCTAATCCAGGAAGTATAGTTATTAAGAAACGTAATGAAGAAGGAGTTCTTGAAGTTGTTGAAGATAGTAGAGATAGAGATGCTATCATGCAAACTATTCAAGCACAAATTAAGAAGAAGAATATTAATAATGGTTGGTGTAGTTCTGCTTCTACTGGTGAATACGGTATATTCTTAAATATTCCTTATACTGTAAAGACAGGTAAGAATGTTGGTAAGAATCCTGATTCTGATATGGAAGATAGAATACAGAACGCAGTAGCCGGAGACTATATGATTACGGGTGCTGTACTTAATGATGAGATAGAGAGATTTAAATCTTTGCCTGCTGTTAAAGCATGGGACACTCTCAATTCTATTAAGTATAATAACGCTCTTAAAAGAGGCTATCGTTTATCAGATAGTGATTTTGGAGACGGTAGTTATTCAGCCGTTACTGACGGTAACCTGTATCAAATACTCGATGCTAGTGATTCTCCTGTAATTAAGATTACTGAAAGTGAATTATTTGAACGTATGCTTCAAAACAATCAAGCTAATGCTGTTCTTGCTCCTGTTAAAGAAGATATAGATTTGATTAGTGCTAGAAATGGTTCTATTGCAAATTCCCCCATAGAAGAGCAACAAGTGATTGCTCGTCCGCTTATGCAGAAGGCTATGATAATGGCAGGTGCTACTGGTAATCTAAATGAATTAGATATAGATACTAAGAGACAAGTATTTCAATTCTTTAATCGAATGTATTCTAGTCTTACAGGTGAAACTCCTAGTCAAGTTATACTTAATCAAATGAACGACTTAATGAAGTAAGCGTATGCCAAACATGTTTGATAATATATCAGTAGAAAAAGCTCCACTAACTAGTGGGGCTAATTCTGTTAATATGGCTAAAGAAGCTCCTACTGTTACTAAATACAAACCTGATGTAGCTGCACAAGGCGACTTCATGTTTCGTAATCTTAGTGGTAAAGAAGTCTTTACTGGAACAGAGGAAGATTATCATTCTTTAGCTAAGTATGGTGCTGAACCTAATCGTTATCAAAGTAGAGAAGAATTAGAAACTCTTCGTGCTAAGAACCAATCGGCTTGGAAACAAGCAGGTAACGCATTAGGTCAAACTATTGGAACAGTTATAGGAGATACTGTTGGTGGTATGGGTATGTTAGTAGATTTAGCTACTGCTGGATTATGGGACGATAAACCATTTAGTAATCCTATTACTAGAGCAGGCGATGCTATATCTGACTATGTTCGTGATGATTTATTTCCTATATATCGTGAGAATCCTGATAAAGCATTTGATATGAATGATTTTTCAGGTTGGTTCTTTAGTCAAGTTCCAAGTATTGCTAGTTCTCTATCTTTAATGATTCCTGGTACTTTATTAACTAAAGGAGTTGGAGCTGTTGGTAAAGGTGTTGCAGCATTAGGACGTAATAGTTCTAAAGTAAGTCGTGCAATGAATTGGGCTAAGAAAGCTACTAAATTAGATAATGTCTATCGTGCTAATAAGTTAAAACTTATCGCTAAAGATGGTATTACTGCTATTGGTATGCGTCTTGGTGAGAACTATCAAGAAGCTCGTGGAGTTGCGGAACAAATAGAAGGAGAAGCATTGTCGTTATTTACAGGAATGTCTGATGAAGAATTTCAAACTTGGTTAGATAATAATCCTGATATTGCTAATGAAGCTAAAGAAAGAACTAAAGAAGAAGCCGCTCTTATAGTTGCAGATAAAGCAGCTATGCGAAACTTTGGATATAATGCAGGTAATGTATTTTTTGACTATATGCAATTACGTGCAGTTAATAAAGCATTGGGACAAATTAATCGTGCTATTACTCCACGTATTCGTTATTCACAAAATCAAGCTCTTGATAGAATAGCTTCTACTGGTATGGAATCTGCTAGCCAAACATTAGGTCAAGCAGCAAAAGGAACTATTAAAGATTTCGCAGGTAAGATAAATAGATTTATTAATTCTAGTGAGAATCTACTATTATCTGAATTAACAGAAGGTATTGAAGAAGCTATTAACTTTGTAGGTCAAGAAGAAGGTACTTTATACGGTCGTTATTTGTTAGGTCAAGCTGAACAATACAATGGTGCTGTATCTATGGATAGAATAGAGAAGTACTTGCAGAATCCTCAATTATACAATGCTGCACTTTGGGGAGTTATTGGCGGTATTACTTTTGGCGGTACTATGTCAGCCATTAATAATCGTAAAGGTGGTAATGTAGAAGAGAAACAACGTATTGCTGAAATAAATGGTCGTGAACAGGTATTCAATGAGTATGCTCGTCAGATGCAGATTATTGATAATGGTGAAAATCCATATCAAATAGAACGTGATGCTAATGGTAATCCTATTACTTATTTAGATGACGGTACTGTTAGTCAAGACCCAACAGTTGGTACTACTCGTTATGCTAAGATTAGTCCCGAAGAACAAGAAGATTCACGTGCTGCTGCTAAAGAGAAGTTTACTACTACTCTTACTTTAAATGCTATTCGTTCAGGTAATTATGAACTACTTGAAGATTATATTGAAGACCCTAGACTAAAGAAGAAACTAGTTGATTCAGGTCTTGTAGATGATGTTGAATACGATAGAGATACGCAAGAATTAAAGAAAACTATGCGTACTGTTCTTGATAGATACGTTAATTATTCTACTGCATTACGAAGTGCTAATATTGATGATGCTTTACTAGATGTTGCTATATCAGAGAATATAGTTAATGCACAAGAAGCGGACTTATTAAATAAACGAGTAGAAAGACTTAATACTATTCAATCTCAATTAGAGAATAGCATACCGGCTATTAATGAAGTTCTTGACCCAATGGCTAAGAATCGTATGCAATTAGGTATATTAGAACAGTATCG